TCAACGATTGTGCTGACGGAGCAAGTCCAAGACGACATCTACAGCTAAGTGATAGTCATCTCCTGCAAAATTTTGTTTAACAACTCCAATCAGAGAATCTTTGGTGAGCTCTTTTTGCTCTTCAAGAATGCACATGAGAGACCCGCCTAACACACCAATTACACGTGAGTGAAGATTTTCAAAATACTTTTCATCCTTCATGGCGCACTCCAGAAATGAGAATTGTCCTAATCATTCTAGATCACCTTGTGAATAGTGAATTTATGATTGGTCTCAAAAGCAAAAATTAAAAGGCATACTATTCTTCTTAAGTCCTGACTGCTTCCCCGTAGTTGAGGCCATGCTCTTACTCTTAATGGAAATGTTTGGCATAAATTGTTGCCGCCCGGGTGACTGGTGTTTCCCGGGCTTTTATTTTGAGCATTAAATTGGTGACCCATCCTGTTCGTGTATTGCAGTAACCTCGTGCGTTACCACTCCAACCACGGCCACATCCTCCAGCAGGTCATTCTCCAGAGTCAGACCGTCATCGGTGATGATGCGGCTGGGATGCAGATAAGCATGCCCCCATTCGTAATTTCCTGACAGGTCCAACAGAACAGCGTCACCATTCTGCGGTCGACGCTTCTCGTCTACGATGCAACTTCGCCCGTTCCATTCCACCAGGTAACAGGTACTGCTGGTTGTCATCAATTTCTGAACCGGGAGAGTCACCTCGCAGCCAGCAGATCCTAATATCGAGTGGTGTACGCCGGGGACAACATTTCTCGCTTCATTGCCCACGCTTTCTGAGTACCCTGTGCTGCGAACCATATTTTCTCCTTCCCGCTCTGGTTAAGGCCGTCGACTAAGCGCCCCACTGCTGGCCTTTGGTTTGTGGTCGTCAAAGAGATTGAGCTGTGAAATGCCCTGGCTAAAAAAGTCGATGAGGATCGCACCTGCTTTCATTTAGCGCCGGGCGAATGTTGCGCTGAAGACATAACACATGTTCACATCAACCAGCGCGAACATCACATTCCACCATTGGGATTGAAAACCTGGAACACGCGCTCCTCACCGTTTGTAGGTGAAATGTCCCGGAACGTTGTTGTGTGGGTTTCAATCCACTTATTCGCTTCACTCAGGGAATACTCCCACTTATAACGTTTAAGCACTGCCACAAAGTCCACTGTACTGATTGTGAATCGGCCCTCTGCATCACGCTTTAGCGCCTGTCTGAAGGCCATCTTAATTTCGTAGTCACGGGGCATTGTCATTCCCACTCAACAACACTGTATGTACGTACAGTATTATTTGTAAAAAGAAGCTTATCAAGATCGTTAACGTGAGGTTTTTGTAAAGCCCTTGGCGCATAACGAAATTTACTTTTTTAATTGCTCTGATTTTGACAAATGATTTTGAAAACCTAAGCTTTATTAGCAACATACCGTTGCTTTCATGGACTGGGGAAATTATGAAGAAGTTTTTAAGCGGATTAATCATTATTACAGGCCTTGTGACGCTGGCAGGATGCCATCATGAAAGCCCTGCAGTAGGCCATGATGGTCGACCGCATGCACCAAGCGGCGAATCAGTACCTGGCGGCCCGCTGGGCAAAGGCCCGGTTGGTCAGCCACAGAGTTAGTCAGTGCCCGGCCACCGTGCCGGGTTTTTTATGCTCTAGCACAGAACAATCCTAACCTCACAACTTGTAAGAGCATTCCCACATCACTGTACTTTACACAGTCTTAGCCTAAGAGAGCTACACGCATACAGGATGTTGCGCGTTAGCGTACGAGTTTGCAGGTTAATCCTGCCATGAAACACTTTGCCCGCCACTGAGCGGGCTTTTTTACGCATGTTGCATGGGTGGGAGGCACGGTAAAACGAATTTAGGTGGAGGGGATCAGTGTGAGCGACTAACCTTTAATTACCCACCCCGTAGTCTGCTTCAAGACGGGCGCGGTACATATCTGCCCCGTCGCCGGGGCTTTTTTAAGGAGTTGGCTTTGTCGGCCACTGTATATCAGGTGCAACACTGATGTCGGTATCGTTCAGAGCGTCAATGTAATCCATCCAGGCATTAAGTGATTCAGTCTCAGCATTACTCAATTTGCGGCCCATCAGAAGTTTAGTCTGCCATACAATGATTGACTGTGTAGCCTCATCCAGTAATATTTTACGCTTGGATTCTGTAAAGACTTGATGATCAATCGGAGGCAACTCTTCCAACCTAGGTCCCTTCTCATCAAATTCCTGATAGTATCCTTCAGGAGGGTTACACCAAGCCAAATAATCACCCGCCGATATTTCAACTAAATCAGTCGGCTTATTGGCATACAAATTCATATCAGATTGAAGATAAAATCCTTTAGCAGAAATGCTGTAATAATATTTTTCTTCAAAATTTCCTACTTCTTCAGTGGTCTCAACCATTATTAATACCCTACCGCTATGTAATTAATCCTAACACCTGATGAGGCGCTGTTCTCCGCTATAAAATTAAACCCTCCTAAAGCAGAAGTGCCGATAATATTTACGTTCCCTCCTGTTGTATTTCTGTCACCGTTACATGCCACAACTGCATTACAGGCGTTTGGGAAAGCATTTGGGTATGTAATGGTTCCGGTACTCCCTGCGTTAAGTGTTACTACCGCAGTCGCACAAATCACTCGCATAGTTCGGCTTGCGCCCGGCAAATCAAAAACAGTTGATGATGGTTGTGAAAAACCTGCTGCGGCCAAGCTTGCTCGAGCTGCCGCAGTACTTATCCAGGACATAACATTTATCCTGGAAATATTTGATCCAGACAAATCGATTCCAGTGTTACCAGCCATGGTGATTCCACCAGTCATTGTACCACCAGACTTTAGCAACCCTGCATCCCCTGCCATTACGGAGTCAGCATCCGTTCCGACATTTTTAGTTGATGAATCACCTAAACCAAGGTTTTCGCGAGCCGTTACTTTGTCTGCGAGACCGCCAAGATTGCCGTCTTTTGTAAGTGAATTACTTAATTGTGTGGACAAATAGCCCCAACTTGGACCAATAAACTTTGTCAGGTCAGGCAATGTTACGGTGACAGAAGTGTCGCTGCTGAAAATTTTCTGCCAGTTCACCTTATCAAAGTTAAAACCTCGTATTGCCTTAGCTACATCAGCCGCTACCTGAGCCGTGATTCCGACGAGGGCTGCATTTGGTAGTGCCGTCCAGGCTAATCCGGAACTAGTTGGTCCATTGAAAGCAGTGGTCAGCGTCAATGCTGTAGCCGACCCAATAGCCTGGACACCAAGTGTGTAAGTCACTCCGCCAACAACGGCGACCATAAGGTCATTTACTTTTAATTCAGTTGCAAAGTTAGTGCCTGTACCAGTAACGGCTGTTGAACCACTGGTGAGCGTAATAGTGCCTGCTGGCATAGTTTTCTCCGGGCAATAAGAAAACCCAGCGCTCAGGCCGGGCTATGTAATCATCTCTGTTCCAATCAAGTAAATAAATCGATCGATAAGATCTAAATCATTCACTTCAATCGAAATGGCTGAGGTGATTTCATGCTGTATACAAAAAAGGAAGGTATTTATATGAAGATGACATTCACTATTTCTATAGCGTTATTGGCTTTATCTGGTTGCGCATCTAATACGCCGCCAATCTGCTATAACAAAGCTAAAATCACCAATCACGTATATGACGTTGCTGTATTTAAAATTGAAAACGGTAAATACCTTGCTGGAAATCCATTCCATACATGGGCGGATAAATCACAGTTTCTTGACACTTCAGAATGCGACAAGCTAAACCCCTAAAGCCTGCCTGTAATAAGTGTCATAGACTGAAGTGTTGATTGACGCTGGCGGCCCCATTGAAGAACTGGGTGGAGCGCCGCCTGTAGTTTTGTATTCCCTTGCCGCGTATATGTCCCCACCAGATGCCTCATACAATCCCTGAGTGTTTATGCCCGCGCTGTAGCAGTTATATCGTGCCTGCCCCTGAATCGGATAAGTAGGGTCATATGGGATATTGACCAGAACGGAAGCGCCAGCAGTAATAGCGACTGGCGTGCTTTGACCTGACTTTCCTCCTACCACCATTTCCAATGGAAGGCAGTTGTTATGCCACACAATCTGACCGTCTAAATACATGAAGAACCCAGCGGCAGGAGTATTAACCAGAGTTTTTGAGAATACATAAATCCTGCACGGCCCCATGGCTATTGAACCGTCAATTGCCGGGCGGAACCTCAATGACCAGAATCCATTCTGGTTAATTTCATCCCAGATGACATGATCGAAACCTGATGATGCAGTAGAGCGGTGGAAAGCAATAAAAGCAGCTCCGTATGGCACAGAAGTTTGCAATACCTGCCCATATCCGGGTGTAAGGTCGATTACCTGAGTAAGTGCCAGCGGAGTAAAAGGAGGTGCTAATTTCATCACTGGCGGATTTTTGGTGTAATCGTTATAAACAAAGCCATCATATTTAAGCGTGGCATTCGCATTAGCGTAAACCACCAGCTTCGGGACAGTACCCTCGACCCCACTCCATGACACGGTTTGTCCTGATATCGTCACCGTACCAGACTTTTGAGCCGTTCCCTGGGTAACGGCACCACCCACAAGAAACGCCGTCAGCGTGAAACCTGCATAGCTATAGGATTTGCTACCGGAACCCGAGACAACGGCAATATCTACAACAAACCCATAGTTCATGCTGTTTACGGCATCATATGTGGTTCCATCGATGTAGGCGTAATATCCGTCAGCCATTACCTTTGAACCCCCATAGAACACACTACCTGTCCACTCGCGTTGTACCAGGCTGCGCCATTGTTATCGACGACGAATTTCCCCCGACCAGCAACAGAGCCCAGTAGTTCGAATGAACCGTCCGAACGCATGATTGTGCCCATCATTCCAGCCACATAATTTGCTGAAAACCAGGAGCCAATCTTGGCCAGCGTGATACCGGCGTAGTTTATGAACGCATCATTGATAAACACCTGGCCGTTTACAGCTGCGAAAGCCATCTGATAATTGCCAGCCTCACTGCCGGTATAGATACCGAATTGGTCCGCGTTGAAAGCTATCGTCGATTTGTAAGAGCTGCCTGATGGTTCGATTCCGATCGCCATTCCTGCACCGTAATAAACGTCATTACGCTTAATTCCAACTCTAAGCGTGTATGAGGCTTTGGCCGTGCCGTTATCCGTCACTGTGGCCGTCAGCTTCTCATTGACCGCAGCAGTAAGGTCACCCATCTGGGCCTGTACTTGGGTCTCAAGCTCTGCCATTGCCAGAGATACTGTAGCGATGGTTGTTTTCACTACAATCACGTCAGCGCGAACTTCACCGTTAATGGCGAACTGATGGTCAACGATTGAGTTGTTATTAAGGGCGTTCTGCAGCATGCCTTCAATATTGATGTTGATGTTTCCGGTGAGGTTCTCGAACGCCTCAGAGTTACGGATCCCTTCGTCTATCAGTTCAATCATCCCGGGAATGTCAGATGAAGCCTGCCCTGACACCTCAACGAATGGCGATACACCAAATGCATTTTTGGTGCGCACATACATGTAATACGTATGGTCGGCTTTTAAGCCATGCAGCGTCCACTGAGATGCACGCCCGAGAAACTGTGCTTCATCCTCTACCGCGCCAATGCTACTGGCCGGTACCTCTCCGGTGTACCAGAACTCGAATGATGTGTCGGTAGTCGCCGTGACATTCATCACCGGAACGATATCGGCGGAGAAGATTCCAGGCGTCCACTGAATGAACGATGGTGCACCCGGCGCCCCGATCACCAGGCTAACCTGTGTCTCAGCGCCCTTCATGCCATTCTCGTTGCGACCTCGCACGCCCAACGTGTAACTGCCAGCATCCAGCCCGTAAAAGTCATAGCGGAACTGGTCAGTTTCATACTGCGCCACGACCTTGCCCTCTGTGCTGTACACATAAAGCTCGAACACGATTTTCTTGGTTAGCGTCGCCGTTTCCCACGTTGCCGTTACCTGCACGGTTTCGGTGTTGGTGTTGATGATCCGTAGGTTCTCGATGTTCGGCACGCGATAGCCATTCAGCGTATCGTTTGGCATCTCGAATACTGCGCCATCATCAACAATGGCCTGCTTATTTGGGTCGTGCAAGGTGGCAGAGATGCTGTATACCGAGTTATTGTCGTCCTCAGATATGCCCATGATGCGGAACATGCGGGGAGCCACTTCACCCGTGGTGATAACGAATACCGTTCCGTCACGCACCCATGCTGGAGCCGTTTTAAGCGTAATCACTCGCCCGGAAACACTGGCAATCTCATACTTAATGAATTTACCGTTCGAGCCCATCAGTGACATCAAATCAGCGCCGCCGGCCAACGTTGAAACATCAGTATCTACGGTGATAGCTGCACCTGAATGAGAGATGATACGCCCGCCCAGGCGCGTGGCCGCGTAGTTGTTGTCCATAACCTCAACGATATCACCGGGAATGAAGCGGATCGCCTCGCGCGCCATCTTGAAGGTGACTTTCTTGGTCTCGCGTTTGGCGGTTTCCAGCATCCATTTCCCGGTGCGGAAAGCCTGTCCGCGAGATGTACAACCGAAAGCCTCCATCGTCGTTTCGTTGTAGCCGTAACGATCAATCATCTCGTCGTCTGAAACGTATTCCTTCACCTGCTCCCAGCCGTTGTTCGGGTCAGTCCATGAAACGACCACCGCGTTATATCGCTCTGACCGCTTCATTGAGCTGTAAGTGAACAGCCCGTCGACCACGCTGGCGTTAGTGATGGAAGCAACCGGATCCTGTGGGTTGTCCAGCATCACAGAAAAGCGCATGCCGTCCCAAAGCGCTATGCCCCGGAACATGCCTGCAATGTCATCCAGCAGGTCGCGAGCGCTCTTCTGCTCGGTGATATAGGCGTTAAGTGTGAATCGTGGTTCTTTTCCGCCGTAACCATCATCAACCAGCTGGTCGCAGAACTGGGAAAGGGCATACAGGCTGCCGTCATCCACATCGACATAACCAGCACGGCGCGCCAGCCCATAGCGGGTGTTCTTCACCAGCGCGCGGAATATCCATGCCGGGTTGTTCGTCCAGGCTGACTTAAATCCACCAAGCCAGATTCCGGTATAGGTGCGGGCGATCGGGTCGTAGTTATCCGGCACATCGACAATCAGGCCGCGCAGGTGGTACGTGCGCGTTGGCGTGTCGGTGTACTGGTCACGGTCAACCACGCATCCAGCAACGGCCGCATATGGGTATGATAGATTGTCATCGGTGATTTCGGTAAAGCTGTTCCATACCGTGCCGTTGTTCAACAGGTCGCTGCTGCTGTCGGCGGTGACTCGGCGCAGGCGAATATCGAAGGGCTTGGTCTCTGGCGCATCAAACAGGTGCGCTTCAAGATATTCCCCTGACTGCTTTCCGCTGATTGTTACTGTCTTCTGTGTCTGCCAGGCACCGTTACCTACACGGGTTTCGATTACCATGGTTACAGCCGTCTCCAACTGGTTTCCCTTCGTATCCTGCTGAACCAGACCAGATACACCAATGTTCATGCGCACGCGGTCAACATCGGTGTCGGTAACTGTACGCACCAGCGGCGTTGCCTGCGTGACATCGGTGTTAACCACAGTGGTCGCTTCAATGGCGTTGAAGCCGTTGATTGGTGTCTGTGTTGCCGCTCCCGGGCGCCATGCCACGCTCACGCCGTTGATAGTCGCGTTGCCTGAAGAATCTGTCACAGGCGTTTTGTTCAGCATGAATGATGAGAGGTGGCTTTGATCTACAGGTCCGTAGATTGGACCTTCACTGATGAGGTCGAGAACGCGGAGGAATTGTTTCGATTTGAGGTTGTCGTCAATTAGTTTCGGAGTGCTGCCGCCACCGCCGCCTGAGCCCATGCTGTCACCTTAGCTGATAGAGATATTCCAGTCCTGATTGTTCGTTGTATCGATGCCCAGGCTGATAACATTTGAGCCAACCACCATTTCACCGAGAAGCAGCGGCACCGGCCGCCCCTGTCCGATGCGGTTTTCCGCGCTTGTGAATGAGTTGTTCGTGATGGAGTTGGCGTCCTGATCCGCTGATGTCTTCGTCTTCATATGCGAGGTCATGTAGAGCGAATACGCCACCGAGGCAACCGCCACGGCAACCATGATCCAGGCTGCGGCCACAGCTGAAATTGAACCCTCCACCACGGGGACGATAAGTACGCGTGCACCGTCTTGTACGTGGCGGTTCATATGGAATTCGAGGTTGTCGCTGCAGACGTCACTGCCATCGATGCGCATGCGGATCCGGGTGTTGTAGAAATCGCGTTTGAATGCGGGACACTGCGCCAGCAGAAGGCGTAACCCTTGTGCTGGCGTGTCGACGTTCATTGTGATCTGGCGGAAATGTCGTCGTAAATTCCCCGCAAATCCAAAAGTGAGCATTGTTCGTGTCTCCAGATGGAATGAATTAGAGGGACGTGAATCTGTCGCAGCGGCTCGCGGCGGCTGAGCCTGCCGTGAACTTCGTGGTGGAGAATGATGTTGTCACCCAGCCAGATCATTGCGTGGCACGGGTCGCATTCAGGGAATGCGCGCCGGATGATTACATCGCCTGGCTGAATGGCGTCGAAGCCAACCTGATGGAATCCATTGGCCGAGATGTTTTTCAGGTAGAGATTTTCACCGCGCACCCACCAACCGTTGGTTCGCTCGAAGTCCGGAAGGTCAATGCCGCAGAGGTGATAGGCATCGCGAAACAGCGTGTAGCAATCCGTTTCACCGTGCACGAATGTCCGCCCAAGCAGATGCGGCACCGGGAGGAATTTGCGCAGACGCCCGCTGCTGGCCAGCCACCAATCAATCCCTGTTGCCAGTTGCGCGGCACGGTCAGCAGCGGAAAGCACCAGCTTTGGCTCAGGGTGAGAATGAAAAACGGCGGTGATTTCTCCCGCCGCTTCTGCTTCCAGCCACTCTCTATCATCGATCCGGAAGTTGCGCGCCGGATCAGGATGCGAGTTGCGACATCGCCACAGGCGATCGCCATTGATAATCAGCCCGCAAACCTCATCGCCTGATGAGGCGGCATAATCCAGGCATTCATATTCAATCATCAGGACACCTTGGCAGAGCCGGGGTAGCCGCCATATGGCAGCGCAGCAGGTTTAGCGAATCGCAACCGACAGCCGCTGCGGTGCTTTGAGCACTTATCGCGGGACAAGTCAGATGTTGGATTGTCCTTCTCATCGGCCACCGCGCCGCCGGAATAGCCGCAGCCATCGCCGCGATACACCCACTGGCATACGTCAGCCAGGATGGTGCGCGCCGGGATAATGGCGTTATCACAGTCCACTGGCGTGGCGAGGTTGTAGGTGACAGTCTCGAACGTCTCTTCTGCCATCTCTTCGATGACATAGCGGGATACCGCCTCCATCGTCGGATCTGCATCAGCATTACCGTTCGGGAAGTTCACGGCGTCCAGATGCTTAACCAGCACCTGACGGCGCGTCACCACGGCGCCAAGCGCATCATCGAAATCGTGGTTGATACCGGTAATCAGGCCGGTAATGTTCGCCACCTTCATCGTCGGGCGCGAATACGTCCCCTCCGATTTAACCTCAAAACCTTCAACGGCGATCGGATAGGCCGAGTAAGCGCGCCCCTGCCAGATGACATCGTTGTAATAGCCGTTTGTGCCCGCGTGAAAGCGGATAACATCGCCGCCGAACGACTGCAAATCGACTTCAAACAGGTCGAGCATCGCGCCGACCCCGGCATCAACGCTTTCAATGATTAGTTCTGCTGGTATGTCTCTCATCGCGGCACCTGCTCAAACGTTCCGGTTAACGTGTAAACGCCTTTGTTCTTCTGCATCGACCAGGATCGGCACACATACAGCGCCTGAACGCCGGTATCTGGTGGCGTCCAGTAGAACGACTCAACAGCCATGCGAGCGACAAGGAAGGCTCGAACTTCCTTTGCCACGTTTGGCCGTGAGCACTTGTCATCGTCATAGCCAATGAAGGTCAGCGGGTATTTACCCATGAGCGGATTGATACCATTTACCTGTCGCTGTTCGTAACGATCGCCCAACTTCACGACTGTTACATCAGGCGTGTCTTCGCCCGTGAAGCCCGATTGCGGGCTCCATGTGAAAGTTTCTGGCATGGGATGTCCTATTTACGCTGTGTCAGCATTCCGCCGGGGCGTTGCTGATCTTTCATGGCTCGAAGTGACTGTTGGTAAGAGATTTGAGCAATCTGTTTGGTTAACTCTTCAGGGTCTCCGGTAGCAGAAGTGATGGTGAAGTAATTATGCTGTTCAATCACTCCGCCCCCACCGCTCGAACCGCCAATATCCTTATTGCTGATCACCGACCCGTTATCGCCGGGGATCATGTACTGGTTTCCATTGCTGGCCTTGAAGATTTCTGGCTTACCGCCTTCACCTACCCGGTAGATACTGTTTCCGTCAACGGGCCCACCTTTTTCTCGGCCGCCGCCGTAGGAAATACTGCTAATTGCACTGACCATCTGCCCCCCAGCTGCAACTGCCTGAGCAATTGCGGGAATGTTTGCAGGATATGGAAGCGCCATTGCATTGCCTATGGCTGTTTGTAAGTTAAGTGCTGCCTGAGCAACTGCGAATCCTTTGCTTATGGCGAACATGGCTTGGTAAGCAGCGCTAGACTTACCAGCAGCCTGCCCAATGGCATCTGCTACTGCACCGACAGAGTCAGATGTGGCGCCAAGCAAATTGCTCATATTCTGTTGGTAGGTCTGCCTTTCAGTTATCGCAATTTGCTCGCGAGCATTGGCCGCCTGTTGCTGAATAGAAGTTTTCGCATCTTCATACAATTGAGCATTTTGAAGGTCAATGGCTTGATAGTTTGCGAGTGCTGCGAGTTTTTTCTGTTCTTGCTGGTCAATCTGAGCAACAGGATCAACAGCTTCGCCAGTAAGCGGGTTAACTGATGCCTTACCAGCTGCCACCTCCTGATTTGCAAAGTTTTGACCCTGTTTGATCTGTGCCTGTTGCTTGAGGGCGTTATTCTGGTCCCATATCTTGGCCGCATACTCTCCTGCCTGAAGAATCTGAGCATCGGTAGCGCTTTTGCTCAGGGATTGTTGTGCCTGCAGAATGGCTTGTGAACGAGAAAGCTCTTTAGTTGAGTCCGCAACCTGATCAGACTTCTGACGAAGAACCTCCAACTTTTGCGCATCTGATTCAGCCTGCGATGAAGCTTTTTTACCTTCCGCTGCTGAGGATTTTCGCGCGCTGGTATTCTTTTCTGTCGCGGCATATTCGTCTTGAAGTGCCTTAATGCGCTTGCTGTCTGTGATACCAGCATCTTCCGCATCATATTGCGCCTGCAGTCTTGCGCGTGCTTCGCCCTCTAACCTGGATAACTCCAGTTTTCGCTTCGTGGACTTTTCAAGTTTGCTGAGTTCGTCTGCGGCCCCTGCGCCATCTATCTTTATCGGTTGGTTACTTGCCGAAGCATTGGCTTTTGAGATTGCTGCCAAATCTCCTACAAGCGCTGCAGCCTTATTACTGACTGCGTTGATTCCCTCTGCCTGTGCTGCCCAGCCATCAAGACCAAGAAACGAGTAAGTTCTTGCGCGACGGGCAAACATGTCAGCAGTGCTGTTCAGGTCTGAAATCTGCTGTGTCGCGTTTGGCACCCGGCCTGCAAGCCTGTCGATTGCTGCAGTGATTGAGTCGATGACATGAACCATGCCGGTGCTTGCGCCGGTGGTATCATTTATCTGCTTAACCAATTCCTGGAATGAAATCGTCAGGCTGTTTGTTGCCTGATCCACGGTGCGAGGAAGCTTGGAGAACTCCTGATTCACCAGCCCTGTCTGCGTCATGATGGCATTGAGCGCATCTTCTGCTGATAGTTTGCCCTCAAGCATGCGCTTGCGCAGTTCGCCCACAGAGATGCCAAGTCCTGCCGCCATCTGGCGCGCTAACTCAGGCATCTGCTCGATGATGGAGTTAAATTCCTCCGCGCGTACCGTTCCGCCTGCAATTGACTGCCCAAACTGGCGTAAAGCGTTAGCCATTTCTGCAGTAGATGAGCCACCAATGCGCCCAATTTTCTGGAGGGTATCTGTCAGTGTGAGGATCTGCGCGTTGCTTGCTCCAGCGCTCTTCAGGGATGAGGTGAGTGTTTCCCAAAGCTTCTCTGTGTCCTTCAGGCTGGAACCTGATGCAGACGCGATAGATGAAAGCGCCTGAAATGTCTCTGCGCCCTCTTTCGCGCTTGATGACAGTCGATCAATGCGTGCCTGCAGCTGCGTCATTGTGTCTGCAATTTCAAGGAACTGTTTGCCGTACTGAACCAACTGAGAGATTGCGATAACAGACGCTATTGCTGTCAGCCCGGTTTTCAGCCCGCCCATAATGCCGGTAGATTTCTGCTGAGCAGTATTAGCCTGATCTTGTGCCTGTTTCAGGTCATAAAGTTTTCCGGCCAACTCCCCGATTTCTTTACGCTGTGTCGCTGTCGCTGTGGAACCGGCCTGTAAACGTGCCGCCAGCATCGCCGCGCTTCGTGCACCATTCTTCTGCTGTTCAGTGAGGATTGCGATCTGCTGAGTGAGGCTGGAAGACAGCGAGCGTAGTTTTGCCGCATCATTAGCCTGCTGTGCCGCCTGCTTGGATGCGAGCATAGTGGCGCGCGCTGACGCATCCTGGGCTGCCTTCATGTCGTAAAGCTTGCCGGTTAGTTCGCTAATGCGATTCTTTTGGTCCTGCGTTGCGCCTTCGCCCGCTTTTAACTGTGCTGCGAGGATAGCCGCACTACGTGATCCTGACTCCATCTCAGTGCTAAACACCGATACGTCGCTTTCCAGTGATGCTATGGCTGACTGAGCGCGCTGCATTGCCGCTGTATTTGCTGCAACTGACTTCGCTGACTCTGCAGCTGCTTCTTTAACGTCGAAAAGCTTACCAGCAAGATTACCAATTTCTTTTGTCTGCGCTTCAGATGCATCACCTGCTGCTATCAATTGTGCAGCCAGGACAGTGGCACTGCGGGCTCCATTCTGGCTGGCCTCTTCCAGCACCGCGATTTCATTACCGAGGCGCTCCATAATCTTCGCTGCCTGGCTGGCATCGTCAGCGGCGCGGGCCACGGCTTTGCCGGTTTTTGATGCGGAACGCTCAAGCCCATCCATGTTACCTGATGCTTTGTCAGCACCTTTTCCCATGGCATCAAGCGCGGCGTTGGCCTGTGATGATCCCTGCAGAAGCGGGGCAATGTCAGCGCCAACCTCGTAGTAAATGTCTCCGACTTTTTCTGACATCACGATCTCCGGACAATAAAAAACCCGCTTGAGGCGGGTCAGTCACTTTTAGTTAGGGGTTATCATCCCCTGAGTGCATCTATGATTTGGGGGCGCTGTAATTGTTCGATGATGCTATAGGTTGTGCCCATTAGTCCCAGGACATGCTGTGATAAATACTTGTTCTGCGTAGTCGCCGGATGGTTCAAAAGCCTGGACGTTGAGTTGCTCTAAACTTGCTGATCAAGGTATTTTGTCTCTAACGAATAATTAATGAGTAGAAACCATGCCAGCGATCAATAAACGCATACAACTTGAATGCATCCTGGATGATATGGACGATGCACAGGTTGAAATTGTTCAACTAAAGATGGTTATCGGTCTGATAATCGCTAAATTGCCACCCGAAAAAAGACAAGAAATACTTCAGGAGCTGCGCAGTTTTGGACTGGGCAATAGCGCCCAAGAGTTCACTCAGTTTGTTGTTGAGTGATGAGAATCATAAGCACTGATCATCTATCAGGGTAGCGTTGAGCATAAAGGAAGGGTAGGCTAGATGAAAAGACAGAATATGCTCTTATTAAAAGAGCTAAATGGTATTTTAAGCTACTGAATTTTTTACTATTTAAAAGGAGTTAAAAATTGGAAACCACGACCAAAAATCAATCTAAGTTAACAACCCCTCCGCTTTCACCTCCCTCGCCCCCTATGGCACCAAAAGATTTGACAACATCACCCTTGCACCACCCTAGTGATAATAAAATGTGTCTGGAAATAATTCTGTCATTTTTATTTGGCATTCCTTACGCAGCAGCGCTCAATGCAGCAATTTTGAACAAAAACGACCTGAAGTTATCATTAGCTTACGTTGGGTTAGCTCTGGCTGTGATTTGGATTGGATATGACCTCTCTAAATTGAATAAGAAAACCAAATACCACATTTTCTTCACGATTTCAGCTAAGGCAATTCCAGCTATATTAGCATTACTCGCGGTAATATATGGCTAATGAGTTCGATAAAGCGGGATCCCTTATGGCGTGCTTAAGTGTGAATGCCTAAGTAATTAATTAACGGAAATCCATTCGAAGGTCGCACTTAAAAATGCGGCCTTTATTGTTCATGCCGCCTTTCCTAGCCTCCTGGCTTTCCTTTCGAAATAGTCATCAGCCACCGCGTCATACTCTTCTTTAGTGAAGCCCTTCTGGTCCGGGAACTTGGCAGCCAGCAGCATCTGGAACTCAGTCATTGTGAGCTTTTCAGCCTCATCGCAGGATAACTCTAGTCCGGTACGCGCGGCGCTGATGTATTCAAAGGCGTTGAATCCTGTCGTGGACTCGCCCCCCTCGTGACGCTGCAGCTTTCTCACCTTAGCCTTACCGATTATGCCGTGCTGAATGAGCGACTGTGCGATCAGTACCATATCCGTCAATGGCATGGCGCCCTTACGGTAAACAAAAGACCAGCGGCCAGTGCGTCCCGGGCGCAACTCACCAACCAATGAGCTGACATTGTCATCACAGCATGCGGAAAGCACATTCATAGCCGAATAAATCACAGGCTTATTAAATTGCGGCCTGCCAATGTACGTCATCAACCACTGAGGGATGCCGCCATAAGCCGCGACAGAGCGCCGAATAAGGGACGTATACTCGTCGTTATGCAGGTCATAAAAGGCCTGAACTATCGATTCCGGATCGCCAATACGCATCATATTTGCGAAAGATGGACGGAAAAAGTAATCATGGTCGCCCATTGAGACCAGGCACTCGCCAATCTCTTTGTATGGTGTCATATGGTCTCCATAAGCATTATCAGGGGCAGCACGCTACCCCTTGGAATGGTTACGAAGCGGTAACCGTTACTGCGCAATTGGCGGTGAAACTGCCATCGGTAGATGTGAAGGTGATCGTCACACTACCCGCTGCCACCGCAGTGACAAGGCCTGTATTGCTCACGGTGGCCTTAGTAGCATCTGAAGTTGTCCAGGTTCCGGTGCGGTCGGTTGCATCTGTTGGCTGGACTGCGCCCGTTAATTGGCGCGTAGCTCCAACGGCGAGCGATGCTGTCGCCGGTGCAACAGTTACACCAGTTGCTGGAATGGTCTCGTCGGTGTCGATCACCTGAATGGTACTGGCATCACCCACCTTAAACTCAGTGGTGATTGGCACAATATCGTTGGTCCCACCGCTAGAGCTAAGAGCAGTGATGTTCATGTAACCAATGAACGTGATTGGACCGTATTCCAGACGAACCCAAATACCAGGCTGTCGGCGGTTGGAGATTTCAGTATGGTAATACTTAATCAAACGACCAACGCCATATTGATCAAGCTTGTCCTTCTTACGAACTTCACCCTCAAAACTAATGGTGAAATCCGAGTTGGTTACGATAGTTTCAACATATCCCTTGCCGTCATCAGCATCACTGGTGACACTATTCGGGCTGAAGTCGAAACCTTTTGTTGTACCTGCCGCCAGTGCTTTCCATTCCGATTCCTGCGGCAGCACATCGCTGCAGCCATCGGCAACTTCAAGCACAACGGCGCCACCGAACAAACGTTCGTTGCTGTTCTGGCATTCAGCCATGTTTAATTCCTCTTTAACGTTTTAGGAGCTGCCGAAAGTGGCAACAAACTGAAGTCGATAGACCAGACGGCCTTCGGTGGTGAGAACGGGAGCAGGTATGCCACCAAGGTTTTGCAGATAGCCGATACAGTTGTCAGACATGGGGTTTTGCTGGACGTAGGAGATGATGGACTGAACCACTTCATCAACTACACCGTTGCCGCCTTTGGCACCGACCACATCCAGAAGGACATAATATTCAGCACCAAGCTGGCTGCGTACCGCGCTACCACCATTTGGGCGAAATACCATGAACTTATCCGATTCTGTGCCTGTGTCATACCAGACAAGCAACTGCGTTTTAAACCCGTCCGTTAGACCTGCATCCACCATGTAATTACGCACGCGCGTATGCATTGGAGGATTCAAAGCACCATCTCCCTTTTGATCGCTGCACTGATGGCATCGCGCGAATCCTCAAAGCCTTTGGACAGAAACTCTTTCTGAGCGGTTGAGCGCCTGAAGTTTTGCGGGATATTAGGGTCGTGAACGTAGACGGCATAGTTGGCCGAATAACCTACGCGACCAACAATGCGTGTTCCGCTCGCAGTCACCTCACGGTACTGGCTATTTAGCAGCGTTGATGTGTCGATTGGCGTGTAGAGTGCCGCCTGAGACGAACCGATGATCAGCACGCTCTGGATGGCTCGCAAAACCCTCCGCCCCTGAATATCATTGATGACTGCATCAAGGTTTCTCTTAGCCTGCTCAACTCCACGTATTTTGATGCCCATGGTCACACTCCCGTGATGATCGCCCAGTCATCAGCAGTACGCTCGAACGTATCGGCGTACTGAATTGACTGTATGATTTCGTCAGCGCCCGCAACCATGGGGTCAGGCTCAGCCGATGCGCCGATCAGGATGTAGTCGCCAGGGGTAGCCAGCGCATATTCAGTCCAGATGGTGTTTTTAACGACCTTTTCTACACCGATAGCGCCGAGGCGTTTAGACAGGCCGCCCTGATAATCACAGGCGATGACTAACGGCTCCGACCATCCAAGCGAATCGCCATACTCATTCAGCCCGAGTGTGCGCCAGACGGTCGCCTGAGCCGTGTAAGACCAGCTCGCTAATGATGACATTTCACGCCCTCCAGCCAAGTACAATGGGCTTTTCAGCGGCAACACGTCTGCAGTTGAACACCCACTCACCGCCGCTGTTGAAGTAGCCGGTTGTTTCCCGGCCAGTGGACGTTTTAAGCCAGACGCGATCGTAAGGTTTCGGCGGTGATGATGGGGGTTGCCAGTTCATCAGCAGCCCCCGACAACTTCGAAGAAGCCAACCGACACGCCAGAAAGAGGCAGGCCACCAAGACAGCCGTTCGTATCCCATGACAGCAACTGCCTATACAGGTAATCCGTACCGGAGCTGTCGTAGGTGAACGAGCGTGAAGCGCCAGACGGAGCAGACTGAGAAGCAATCTTTCTGGCACCGGACAGGGCGGCCAGTCTCGCGGCTGCATAGATAAGCATGAGCTTCTGCAGGCTTTCGGAGTAGCCCGCCCCGTCCATGCATGCAGACGTGGCATTTACCTGGTCGAGAAGTAACTGCAGGACAGCATCAGGAACCGTGAATCCCAATTCAGCCATCAGCGGTTTTACGTCATCCAGCGTGATTTGGGCTGCCATGGTTATTTCGCCTTCTTGGTTGCTTCCACCAGGTCAGCTTCAGCTTTATCAGCTCGGGCTTTCTCGGCTTCCAGTTCAGTGGCGTGATCCGTTTTCAGCTGCTCCAGCGCGGCTGCATGCGCCACATCCTTCGCCTCTGCATCGGTCTGAGCAGTTTTCAGCTGCTCCAGCGCGACGTTCAGTTGATCCTGAAGCGCAGAAGAGTCAGTGCTAACCGGCGCTGAAGGCGTGGCCACTTCGAATACCAGTTTATCACTGGCCTTCTCTTTGGATGTCTCAGCCTTGCCTTGCTCGACCCACTTTTCAGCGATCGCGCTGTCCACGTCATAAACCTTACCAACCTCCAGTTTCTGGAAGTTGGCACCGGCAAAGAGGTTTGCTGCGATGATCTTTACGAGTGCCATGATGTTTCCTTAGCTCGAGGCGTGGATGACAGAGAAGTGGCCGTTGATGTCCTGCTTAACCATGAGGCCAGCAGCACCCCATGTGCGCCAGATGTAATCGCTGTTGTAGAACTGGCGCGGATCGGCAACAGTGCCGAAAGCCTGACCTACGATTGGGGCGATAACACCGGCCGCCAGCGGAACAATCACGATTTCATTGCCTGACAGTTCGGAATCTTCTTTGATAGCCGAGATACCAGCCAGTTTCGCAATTTCTTCCAGCACGGTTCGCAGAGAGTTCACATCGAAATACTGTTCCCAGTTCGACATGATTTCGCTTGAAACGTACCAGGTCTGCTGACCGTACTGCATGTTTTGCAGCTTCAGTACATCACGCAGCGCAATCGCACCTGCACGCATCGCTTTAACATCGGTGCTGGTCGCAAAGTTGACAGCCAGCGTCACCTGAGCAACGCGCTCGTCATGGCGAAGGCCCTTCCATGTTTTACCGTCGAAGCTGATGAAGTTCCCCGCTGCGTCACGGAAGCCTTCCCAGATGTAGTCAACATACTGACGACGCACATCATTCACCGAGCCAGCCTGAGCATCGGCCAGTGATGAAAGTGCGGAGCCTTTGTTGAAGACCGGATCACGCCAGTTGAACTTGAAGCCAGAATCATGGATAGGAACCATGGTGCCGTCGAAGGTGTAGGACTTCGCATCAAGTGCCGCACCAATCTGGCCGGACATGGAAGTGTGAGCCCAGCCGCGACCGCCGGTGCGAGCGTACTCATACACTGACTCTTCCAGGCGAACTGAGCGAGACAGCGGCATAAGGTCGTTAAGCAGCGTGAACTCAGTGTTTGGCTCGAACTCAGCCAGAACGGTCTGATCATAAGCGCGGTACAGGCGACGAATATCGTCGACTGCGTTGACTGCATCCAGTTGCGGAGCATTGGCCGCTTCACCACGTACACGGGTGCGGGCGATGAAGTCAGCAGCAGCCTGAGCGCTGGCATTACGGGCAAACTCCAGTTCGCGGAACTGAGCAGTGTTTGCCTCAAGGTTGCGCGTCTCAGTTGCCATTCGGGTGGAGAATACAAACATTCGGTGCTCCTTACTTAATGACAACGCGCAGGAGATCGCCTGCAGTCGCGATGGTGGTTGAACGGTCTTCTTCCACGAATGCGCGGATAGATTCATCAGCAGCTAACGCTTTTACGCGACCATTGGCGATCGACAGCGGTTGGCCCTTGGTGTAGGTGCCAGTCGCGGCCGGCACGTTGAAGAAAACACCAGGCGTTGGGTGCATCGCTACAACCCAATCGCCCGCGGCAATCTTGTCATCTACCGTTTTGCAGCGCAGATAGTCATAGTTAGCCACATATAGGATCGCCTCTTCGTTACCATCTACCGAGGCAGTGAACTTTTTCGTGGTGTTATCGAAGAAGCCAATGGTGCCGGGTTGAGTGTCAGCCGCCGCGGCGCCTTCACGATGAAGTTGCGGATTAGCAAAAATGCCACCCGCATGGATGACGTGCTTTCCATCTTTAGCCATTTCTTACTCCGGCATTTCGCTGAATGAATTGGTGTTGTTTACCTGACGCAGACCGCCGTTCAGACCCGTGGTTGACTGGCACTGTGCGTAGAAGCCATCAAGAGCAGCGCCGTCGAGGGCATTAACAGCCAGATCGTCGAGCTGGAACTTGGCTTTAACCGCAGCGCGCTTTTCACTTTTTTCTTTGTCAGAGTTAACGACCATGCCGTTTTCAATGGTGCTCAGTTTTTCGGCGAAGGGCTTGAACCATGCCGGGGCTTCTTCGCTGTTGGTGGCGGTTTCTTTGGCTTTGCGGTCAGCCTCTTCTTTATCTTTCTTGGCCTTTTCATCAGCTGCAGCTTTCGCTGTCGCATCATCGGCGGCCATCTGGTTGTAAGCGTCCATCAGCTCAGCATCGGACTTACCTTCAACGTCGATACCTTTCGCTTTCAGCGCATTGGTGATGAGTTCTTTCATCGGGTTTGCTTCCTCTTTGACGAAATTGCTGTTGGCGCTGAAAAACGCCTTTAGCTGAGTAAAAAATGATTTGAGTGCAGGGTCATGCGGGGAATCTGTGTCGGGTGATTGGCCTTCCGACAGGTTGACGACTTCAAGTTCCTGCTCCGAGCCATCGGAGTTAACGAAGATGCCCACGCCTTCATCTGGTGTTCCGGCGCCCGGCTCGTCGAGCAGCACCGCAACATGGTCGAACATCATGTTCGTGGCGATTTCGTTGTATTTTTTGCCCTTCGATTCACCATTTGCAGCGATGCCGGAATAAAGCAGGCCGGTAGAGATGTGAATTGGGTCCACATTGGCTTTGGATGCCATTTCGTCCAGGCGGTTGATCAGTCGCTTGCCATTGTCACTGCCTTCGGCATAGCGGCGGTCAACGTACATGTCGCCAGTGACTTTGCCATCAACGTGGCTGACGTTCTGTAGCCATGCGCCAACGTGATAGTTGTTTACTGCGCGGACATCGCGGGCCGATACGTGCTTGCCGTCCACCTTTGGGTGGCCGAATGGCATTGGATTTCGCTCAAGCGTGTTAAACGCCTTCTCAATTTCTGCTGCCGGGTACAACTTCCGGTTCATCACAATGTCATCGACAACGGGCGTGATTCCGCGAACCACAATATGTGGCTTGCCGTCGATGGTTTCAGTGGTGATGTTTGAAGCGGAGTTGACGACGGTCAGCACGTTGACGCGGTTGCGCTTCATGCTGTGTCCTCATGGGGGTGATAGGTTAAGCGGCCTGCTGCCACTCCTTGCGCTCTTTGATCAGCCTCTCAACAAGGCCGGTATTCACTATCTTGCCGTCATCATCGAGGATGACCGGTATCTGGCTGCAGTAGCAGTGATAGCGGTTGCCGTCACGGCTATACCACTCACGCACCTCGTCAACAGTGCGTGTTTTCCCATGCCAGAAAGCATGAGTTGTTCGCGTGGTTGGCTTTAGGGCTGAAAGGTGCAGTAACGCAGTATTGAGGCCAAGCCGTTCCTTAGACCATTCTGTTTCATTCCATTGAGCCTCCCGCAAAGCGCCAACCTGCTCGGTCTGCGCCATGTTCTTGGCTCTCGCCATCGATACATCAAGCCGCTTGCTGATGATCCGCGCCGTTTCTCGTGGATTTATGCCCCGGCCAATCGCATCTGAAATCACGTTAGCGAGGTCACCACGAGCCCTGTCGGATTCCAGAAGCCAGTCGCTATAGGTTGAGACGTAGGCCGCTGCTACCTGATTCTGATAAGCAGGACTGCTGAGCAGTTGTGCCAGCGTGGTCTGCTGCTCGTAAATCGGCGACTGTACGGATAGGTTCGTGAATGCCTGATGCGTGCCACGCTCATATTCGTCAGAAACATAGCTCAGCGCCCACAGATTGCTGCTGCCACCTTCAAGCAATGCATCATCGAGGATGATTTGAACGCGCTGCAGTAGGTCGGCCAGTTGTGTTGCGGACATGTCGTAGACATATGCGCTGGAATTCACCTGGTAGATGACATTGCCGTGCACCGCATGCAACTGTCGGTTAGTGCCACGCTCCCGGCCAGTAAGTTGCTCATCGAACAATTGCTTTAACGCAACCTTGATGCGGTAGTAGAGGTTGTCGATGTCGCGGAACATCCTGTTAACTGGTCTGGCGGACTGTGTCGGATCTGCCTTGTTGCGGGGTATTACCGGCGTCCGGATTAGCTGTAGGGTCGTCACTTAGCGGGTCTCCCGGTGGCACCGTTGGCGGCAATTCGTTTTCTGGCAGCGGCTCCAGTTCTCCTACAGCTCGAATCTCGTTCTGTTCAATCGCCGGGGTGCCGTAAGCTGCCTGTGTTTTCTGTGCCACATCTGCCATTGCCTGCATGTTGGCGATCTTCTCTTTCTCGCTTGGAGCGAGTAAGTCAGACCAGGCCAGTGTGACTTCGCCGGATGATGGCGGGTCAATTACGCCAATCGTCCATAGACGCTCAAGCAGCGTTGTTACCACTGCGGTCATGAATCCCCAGCGGCGGCCATTGCAGCGCTTCGCCCAATCGGCTTTATCTTCATCAGAAGCAAGGCGCCCGGTCTGCTGCCCAAACTGAATGGTGAACGGACATTGAATTGATGCTGCGAACTCGTTGGCGGTGACTGTCCATGTCGGCTGCGGATCGGCGGCGGCCACAGAGAGTACTGACGTAGTGCCCGACTGAGTTACCAGAGCTGAATCAGTGCCTCGATTGAGCTTCTGCATTTTCTCATTCATCGCCTCGCCGATATTGGCGTATCCAGCTTCTTTAGCCTGGGCGGCAATGGTAGCCATATCGGTCTGAGAATCGAATGCGATGCCGAGCTGGCGGCTGGCGTTTTTCAGGAAGCCTTCAGAGCTGCCCCCGGAGACCTTCTCCAGATCGAGAAGTTTGTTGTAGCCAGCGCGTAAGAAAGGCACGCCTGATAGCATGTTCTCATCTTCTGAGCCTTCACTCAGTATGATGATCCGCTCAGGGTGCACCGTGACGCCGCGCACAACGCCATAGGTGCCATCGTCGCCCACTGGCTGCTCGTTGAAGTTATAACTGAGCGGCTGGCTATAGGTTTCCGACATCGTGTCAGTATCGAAGTTGCCAGGCTTTACCTGCGATTCCCATGCGGGGATTAGCTTAACAATGGCTTTTTCTTTGAGCTTTGCTACAACGTTGCGGTCTACCGGCTGGCTCCACTCACGACCATCCCTAAACTGGATGAGAATTGCCGAGTACCGGCCAATGAGGTTACGACGATCCGCATCCTTAATTTTCGGCCAGTGCTTCTTCAGCACCTTGGTGACCAGCGTTTCCCAGGCGGTGGTTTTGGTAGACTCTTTTGCTTCATCGCCATCGATGATGGTTGGATGATCTACCCAGCAACTGTCCAGCAGCTTATGCACCGCCGCGTGAGCCACAGCGTTACGTTCGTAGGCGCGGTAATACTGATCAAACCCAATCTGATCGGGATAGCCGAACTCATCCCATAATTTAGTTCGTTTGGTATTGCCATTAACCCCGGAATAAAGGGAGCGCAGACGCCCCACGGTAGCGGCCAGCGCGTTTACGAGGAAGCTCTCCCCCGGTTTTAATTCACTCACTGGTGCTCCTTAGAAGAAAATTGCGCCGACTGACTTATGGTTGTTCTTCGCAACAGCGAAGTAGCGGAACCCATCGGAGCCGTGTGATGTGTGATCGTGAAGTGGCTTGTCTTTCCAGCAGCCGCGTTTGTCGTCCCACTCTTTGCGATAGCCTTCGAGATGGGTGATGCCTTCTGAGCACTTCTCTTCGTCGAATACGCACTTAGGCAGGATTTCACGCACGGACTCAATGCCGGTATCAACCCCAGTTTTCGGCACAACTTTGAATGTCATGGAATATGTCTGACCGTCGATTTCGTATCCTTCACGCGCCAACTCTTTGCGGGATTTGGCATCTGATCCAAACTCACGGTTTTCGATATCGTGCGGCCCCCAGTGCTCACCGTACTCATAGCCACGATCTTTCAGCACCTTCATGTAATGGCGCAGACCTTCACCGCTGTTCTCGTAATAGTCGATGACGTGAAATTCCTCGCCAACTTCGCGTACGAACCAGATAGCCGTTGAGTCACCCACGCCGATATCCCAGAACGTGTGAACCGGCAGGTGTGAGTTATCAGGCAAGGTGCCAATGCGTTTGTTGGTGTAGAGCCAGCGAAACTGCTTTGCGTAGTACGCGCCCTCGACAGATTGCTGGAATGCTTCAGCGGGTATCGTTGGATACTCGCGCTTCATGTCATCGCCGAGCGTCTTCTCTTTGGCGTAGTACCAGGCTTTCTGGCGCTCGTTGAGGATGACTCCGTGCTTGGCTTCTATCTCATCGAAGTAATCAACCAGGCGCTGAGTTAACCCCTCTACCGGGTCTATTGCATAAAGAGGATTCTTCCACCAAGAGAAGAAGAAAAACTTCCAGTCGAGGTTTGATAGCTGCTTACCCTGCAGCTGAGCTTTCTCTGCTGTGTGGCAGTAATCGAAGAAGTAACTGGCGCGACCTTCAGCTGTGCTTTCGATGGTGGTGAAACAATCGCTTGATACCGCCTCAAAGGCACCAGTGACAATCTCGCGAGCTTTATCAGGAAATTTGGCGCATATCTTCCCAAACTCTGACACGTGCAGGAAACGCAGCGTCCCGCCACGGAATGACGTGCTTACGTAGAGTGATCCGCCCTTCTTGAAAACCAGTTCGCCAGCTGAGTCATTGTTCGCAGGATTTGCCGCTCTGATTTCCGCTGGCAGTAGGTCATAGGCATACTTCACCTTTTCGCGAAACAGGCGCTTAGCGTCATTCAGCGTGTGGGCGATCAGCGCACACTTCGCAGCCTCGAACAAGGCTGCATCCAACTGGATAATGCAGACTTCGGTAGTAAAGCCAAGCTGGCGCGCTTTGAGGATGATATTGCGGGTGTGCATGCCATTGAAGTATTCAAGCTGCTCCGGCGTCATTTTGAACCGGACTGGCTTACCTTCTTTGCTGGTGATCCAGTAGAGGTTGTTCAGTCGCCAGAGCTTGTCACGCAGAAGCGCGAGGTGTTCTGGCTTCATGGTTACCCCTTGGCTAAATCATCCATCAGATCGGAAAGTTTCTTCGTTGACTCGTCGCCGGTTGGTCCGTCGATATCGTAAGCCTGTCTCTCTAGGCCAATCAGCGTTTTGAGGGTGTCGGATAAATCTTTCATCGACTTCACTCGGCCCGGCATGCTGATGACCTTGTGATAAATCTCGTTGAGCTTGTCATAGCCCTTGTCGTCGGGCTGATACATCAAGTCGCCCAACTGCTGAAGCGCTGGCACGTCGGCGCATTCCGCTTCTAGTTCATTAAATAGTGAGTTGGCAATGTTGCGAGCGCGGCGAATGTCTCCGCGATGCTCCATGCGGACGCTGGCTATTACCTCTGCGTTGGCCTCAATCAGTATCCGTTCGTTGGTAGCCGTTTCAGTGGATACCTGTCTGGATACCTCACGTTTGGATACCAACGCATCTGCCTTGGCTTTTATCTTCGCCTTTAGGTCGCGCTCCCATCCATCGCGTTTGGCACGCTTGTTAATGGCACCGTGAGTAATGCCATGTTGTGAAGCTATTTCGCGGATAGACATCAAACCAGCCCGGTAAGCCGATTCGATGGCCTCCCAATCTGGTGATGCCATATTTTTTTCTGTATAAAGTTTTTTAGGGACTAACCGATTAAATAGTTAGCACTCAGGGGGGGGGATATGGATTATTTTATTTACATTGAATCGTTTTTAGTGGTTTTCTTAGCTGGTGTGATTGCTCTAAGTCTTCGCACTCATGGCATGCATGGTCGCTTTTTCTATGTAGACAAGCGCCATAAGGATGTGACGTTGCATTTAGCAATTTTCGGAACTCCAAGAAAAAAAGCAGGTGCGCACAAAGTGGTTACATCCCTTGAACGTTGCCTTGAGCATCTTAAAATGAATGGTTATAGAAGTGCCACTATGGAATCTCATCTGATCAATGACAAAAGGATGGGCTCATTCTACCGCCTTGCTCGAAAGCATGGCTATGCAGTAACGAATGTTAGCGAATACCCAACCCCAATCTGGCAACGCTTCTTTATTCCGTTTTCGATGGCACTTTTTAAATTCAAGTTGGAATCTACAAATCCTACTTCAATGAAGCTGACCATAGTATTAAATTGACAATCCGAGCGCCTGAGAGGGATTTCTATTTATAAATAATGAGGTAATCGCGACAGAACATTTTTGCTTGTCGTTGAGTGCCATTAATCTACCTATGGACCTGATATGAAAGACGATAAATCTACAGCAATACGTGTAATTGGCGGTCAAGACATAGTTATTACGGGTAATAAAAGTTATGGATTCGATACCGCTGTACATTTGGAGGACGTTACCGCTGCTTTGGTCAAAGGAAACAGCAGTTACAATATTGAGGCATTAAAAGTACTAGATGACATAAAAAATCAGGTCGAAGCACTTGTTGACCCCGAACTTTCTGATAGCAAAAAACATGAAGTCTTATCGATGCTTGAAGAGCTAAAAGATAGCGATAAGGAGACTGCTTATCAGAAAATAGAAAGGATAACTAACATCCTTTCAAACTGTGCCACAATTTCTCCATTGATTGTTTTTAGTCTTCAAAGTTTATTTGGGATGATTTTTAAGTAATACGCCACGGCTCGCTAGAGTAGAATTGCAATCCGGCTCTTTCCTTTCAAGCGGCTCCGATTCGCTCTCGGAGAGTGGAATATTTTTTAATCTGCAGCTCAGGCATGGGAAGCCACCCAGGCAGCGTGAGATGCCATTGCATTCTGCTTGAAAGTCTTAACCCGGGAAATCGCGTAGCGTATTGCTTCTATCCAACGAGAGTCGGCTGAAATTATTAGGGAATTTTTCAGGGAAGCATGCAATTCACTCCATACCATAATGCGTACAGATACATCTTTCCCAAGTCTATGATTGAAGTCCGCTAAGGTTGAATTAATTGCTGCCTTGGTCTGCTGGTAGTCGTCACCCATCTGATAAATTCCTGCCAGTCGTTTTATCCGAATCTCACATTCACCCGCCATGTCATCTTTCATCGTCCTCTCCGCTTTCGTCTTTTGAATTTGACTTAACGCAGTAAAGTGTAGTCCCAGCCACTCTAATTTTCGACCAATTTGACTTCAAGTAATGCAGATAGTTAATCAAACGAAAGATCGGATACTTCAGTATTGACAATGGGTTATGTATTCATTGCGCGCCATTTACTTAAGTTATGTCTGGTATTTGTCATTATTTCCAAAAGTTTCCGTCAAATCCCGGCAACATATTCAGAAAGGTATACAATTCACCCCGCACTGGTAATGTGCCTTCGGGCATATTCCATGACTAACGAGCAGCATTAATAGCTGACAACCCTGTGTGTGACATCTGCCGCCGTAGTCCGATACGGCGGATTTTTTTCAAGTCAGTCTTAACCCGCCTTGCAGACTAAATAAATCGCGCCTTCCGCTTTGCTAGCAGATCAACCTGCACTAGCGTGCACATGTAACAACCCATCACCTTAAAGACTTTCACACGTTCAGCTATTGCGAGGCTCTGTACCAGGCCTGCCATCTGTAAATGTTTAGACGGAGGGTTATTACACACTCAGCGTTTTCTAAATCCGATTGCAGATCAGTATCACTGTCCCTTCCCGCCTGGCTTAGCTTGCACGGTGGACTCATCAAATCCTGGGATAGTGTTGGCCGCGTCGATTGCTCGCTGCCGCATGCTGACAGCAACATCATCGAAGCGGCACAAAGTGCGATTCGGGTCTTGTACATATTTCACCACGTCGCGGGTAATGGTTCGGTAGATGACTTTGCCATCGGCATTAGCTGTTGCCGCCTTCTGCTCAATCGGAACCAGTTTGGCTTCAGCCTTCTGCTTCTTCAGTGCGTAGTCAACGTTAACTTTGGCGCTATGGGCATACCAGCCATTGAGGTAGCGAATCTCTCCGTAACCAATGGCACCGGCAATTATCAACACGAGGGTGATAAGGAAAGTACGCAGGCTAAATGTCATTTGCACCTTCCGCCAGACAAAGTGATCGCTCCATATCGCGACGATTCTTCAACCCTTTCCATTTCATGCCGCCAGCGTATACCCACCGGCGCATTTCCTCGCACGCTCCGGCTTCATCACCGGCGTTCAACTTCTTAAGCAATGTGGATTTTGAAAAGGCAGAGGTGCCAACGTTGTAAGTGAAGCTGTAGAGCGATGCTCGCTGATATTCACCAAGCGGAACTTTCACCAGACTATCTACAGCACGTTTAACGGGCTGAAGGTCATTCCACATCAGGCGATCGCATTCAGGGTCGGTGTATTTGCGGCCCTTAACGATATCGCTGCCGGTATGCCCGTCGCAGACAGTCCAGACTCCGGCTACGTCTTTGTAGGGTTCGTATACTCGCCCTTCTACGCCGTCCTTGCCGCCGAGAAATACCGTGGCAATAAACAATGCGCCACCGCCCGCCGCTGCAATCATCTTATTGCGGAGACTGATAGACATAGACATGAGTTATTCCTCGTTTTGGGCGTCAGAGCCTGCAGGCCAGCGCTGATAGGCTTTAATCTGCGCCAGAGTAGCCTTGCGTTTGTAATACCAGTTGATTCCAAGAGTGATGACCGCGACCACGATGCCAGCAAGAACACCAACCGCGCTCCACTCATCAGGACTTAACCGGGTTAGCAATCCAACAGCAATCGTGCCCGAGGAAGCGCCGTAAGCAGCGCCCGTGGCAATTTTGCTCATATTGATACTCATACACACCTCCCATTGGGTCGGTGCTGTCTATAGTCAGGAGAAAATACGCCCGCTAAGCCTAAGGAAAATTACGTGAGGTTTTACTGACCGAAAGGAAAAAGAAAAAAGGCCCGCCAGAGCGAGCCTTTAGATAATCAGATTGGGGATTGCTATGCCGGGTGCCTCCCGGTGATAAGTACCAGCTAATACTTACCGCTTATGACCGATTCTGGGAGTAAAGCTGTCGCCCCTCCGCATAGGGGGATTCATAGCAATGTTGTCATATTAGCAGGTCGCCGGAACGCCGGGTGCCTCCCGGTGAATGAAGTACAGCTACCTTCATCCGCAAACTTGCGTTGGCTCTTAGCTGATGCCCCGCCGCATAGGGGGATTCGTTCCGACTTTGAAAATGTCTGCGGTGCCGGGTGCCTCCCGGTGAATGAAGTACAGCTACCTTCATCCGCTTTTAGGCTTGTTGCCACTCAGGAGAGTGATTGCTGAAGCCCCATCGCTTAGAGGGATTCACCGCATTGATAACACTCTAGAACATAAGGTAAAAATAATAAACCCTGCCGCATTTAGCGATCGTGAATTGCCCTGTTTAGCACTGGTGAATTCAGATTAACAAAAAGCCCCTTCGGTTAAGAAGGGGCTTTCGGCCTGATATGCGAGATGAATGATTGGACTAGCGAATGAAACACATCAGGCGATTTATTTTTTACAAAATCTCTTTTTTGAAGTCAAGAATCTTGATTGAAAAAAGGCACCACCTGAGCAGTGCCCTGAATTTGGTGCGCCCGTTTATCGTCAATGATTAGGTAACAATCCATCGTTAGATGTGGCGCATTGAGATGATACACAATCAATACTAGCTGCATTCATCAGCATTTCAACAATGATAGTTCTCATTTACAACGCACAGGAAAGATCAGTAGTTTCAATCTATCAATATCTAAGTTAAGCCGTGCTGGCACAAATCCGGAATACGCTAACTGAATTTACTGCCTGACGGAATCATCGATGTAAAACGTCAGGAATTCGAAAAAACGCCGCCAAAAGACCTGATTAAGAATGTGCTTAAGGTATTTTAACTGATTACGCGTATATTACTCGGCGGGTACTACCCAATCTCTTGAAGAAACTTGAATTTTTATCCCGGAACTTATCATTTCGGGATCTTTTTTTTAAAAAAGGCCCACCGAGGTGAGCCATGCTTTGCTGAAGCATTATGGCTTATCTGCGGTGCCGCTCGTTAGACGGTGAGTAAGGTACAGCCCCCTTACCCGCTTGCTCAGACAGCCCTCCAGAGCTTTGACTGTTGCCACGCCACTAGACGTGATTCACCGCATTAAATCCAGCATATAGTTAAGCATTACTTAAGTGAAGTTTTTTATCTTAATTATATGACCTGACACCTGACGCTTATACGTTTTTTCAGGCATCCATGAGATGGAGAGGTCCGCCGTCAAGGAATTTAACCCCGTCCTCTGGCATTAGAGCCAGCGCTCTTTCCAATAAGCTAACGGCGGATTAATTGACATGCCGGGTTACTATCAAAAGATGATTTAAGCCAGCAGACAACGAAAGCATTATAGTCGCTACAGCGCCGGGTGCCTCCCGGTAGGCTCGCAAACAATCAACGACACCCGCATGTTAACGCACTTCGATTGTTCTGCCCCTCCGCTCAGGGGGATTCGTTGTAGCAAAGAGAATTTAGCATTCGATTAAAACTATATGATTTTAGTAAATAAAAAAAACGCCTACGGCTGGTAACCGTGGCGCTTTTAATCACTCACTTATGATGGAACTGCTCAGTCCGCTTTGCTTCCCGAGCGTAAAGTGAATATGCCAGGTCACATGCCCTTTGTCTTTAGCTATTTGTGCCATCTATTCTCTTCACTTCTAATTCTAGGGAATTTAATTCTCCATTTCGCGTTTGATTGCATAAAACATTTCCCCCTCAAGAATATCCAGCGCCCATTCCATTCTGTTACGGGCTTCCTTAGTGCTGATACCCGTGAAATAGATCATGGATGCTCCGATGTTTTGCACGCTCTTGCGTTTGCAATATCGTAATCTGGCTACGTTTTTAATCGGGTTGTCCTTACCGAATGTTTTCACCATAACTGATTCAACAAAGGCAGCATCATCTGATTCTTTGGCGAGAGCAATGATGTTTGCCGTTGCTGATTGAGGGATTAGCAGGTCACGGGCTTTGCGGAATAACTCTTCGCCGCGCAAACCCTCACAGTGTAGCTCTGACACGATTTTCTCAATCTGTCTGCCCTGCTGCTCACTCCATTCGCAACGCATCATAAGGCGGCCAATAACGTTTACTTCTCCGCGATCGTAATCTTCATTACCCAGGTGCTGACCCCACACTGTGAGCATGTGGCGAACCCATGCCTGTTGCGATGAATTGATGGTCTTCCATCCATTACCAAACAGTCGTCGCATGTCGGCAGCGCTGCGCACACCCGCAAGCCTGACGATTTGTTGGAAGTCTCGTTCAATGCGCATGTTTCATCCACATGATTTTGGCGGTGTGCTTGATAATTCGGTAATCGACCGGGAAGGTATTTCGTGAGCGGTACATTCTGAGCAACCGCCATTTTTCTCGAAGGTAATCGGCGATCATTTCTTTCTCCGTCTGGTGATTTTTGTAGGGCTTGCCGGGCAGCTGGGGACGCTTACTCAGTATCGGGATGGGATGATAGGGATAAACCCGGCTGAGTAATCTGGTTAGCCAGGTCATGCCGCCTCTGATTGCTTTATTAGCTCTCTGGTTTTCTGCCGGTAGTGCGACGCTAGTTCCTGCAACTCTTCACGCGTCCACTTAACCACCGGGTGCTGGCCCATCAAGAGATCGAAAGCATCCTGCCCGATTTTCTTAATCAGGTTTGGCGTGTAGTTTTCGATGTTTCCTGAGAGATGCTGATTGCAGGGAACGCACTGCTTATGGCAGTTGGTTTCGTCATAACGTGTGGCCGGCGATGCCCCGCGAGTGCGGTAATGACCAGCGTCATATTTTCCATCGCGAAAGCGACCGCAGCTTATGCATGGATCGTCGGCGTCGCGTGTGCGGATAAACTCGTTGAAGGCGGCTTGAGCTTGTTTGTGGAAGTGGCTGAGGGGCTTAAGTGCTAACTTGCGGATCTTGAGGTGACGTTTTTCCTGCTGTGCTTCTTTCTTCCTGACCTGCTCCTGCTGCTGTATTCGTTTCTTTCTGGCAGCTGTTGCGAGTTGCTTTATCAGTTCGTCCTGGTGCTCTTCGCAACACCACCATTGATAAAGAGTAAGAGGCTTATAGCGCTTTTTGCATATTCTGCATTTACGTACCTTCGGTGCTTTCCTTTCTTCAGGCATTGCACCTCTCCTTATTGCGGTCATCAAAATATCTGAGGTCGTCGCCCTTGAGCGGCATAAGGTATATGGATGGGAAAATACACCAGCCATAATTTCTGAAATCTCTTAGCGAGACGGACATTTTGCCAACACATACAATGTCACCGACACACAGCCAGCCACCTGTGTTAGAGGGCATTTGTCCACGAGTACCATCTGGGGCGTTAAAAAATTCTTCAGCCTCGAACCAACTCAGTAATGTTACAGACTTGCCGACATTCTCTGGATTCACTGAGTCAATCACCAAGGCAACGCAACCTGCTTCAAGTCCTGATTTCATCAGATTTTCTCCACATGATAACATCTGGCCCTAATTCATATTCATACGGACCCGGAAGTTTTAAAGTTATTACAGAAAAGACGTGGTTAAAACTTCGAACGTTATCTGTGTTCTGTTCTAAATATTAGGTTGTTATTGCAGAATTGCATGAATGAATTATGACGCTTCGTCTGTGCGGTCCTTATGCGCGTAATCGGGCCAATATTTATTGAGGATGATTGCTGGTACCTTCAGCTTTAGCCCAAGCGAGTGGGCCTTACCTGTAACAGCTGACACCGATTTGTTTATAGCGGCTGCCATCACGGGCACAGGAACCTTTCCGGCGACGCGCTCGATGTAAGCCAGATCCTTATCTGACCATGTTTTCTTAGGCATTTTGATTATCCTTCAGTTTTTGATATTCGCTATCGTGCGGAATGGTCAATGCCAGCCCGAACTGCGCGCACCACTGTTCAACCTGATTGAGGAAGAAGTGCATATCTCCTGTATCAAGGCTGGATGTGTGGCGCGGCTCGTAGGTGGTGACCTTCTCGCCGGTAACGAAGTCGGTATATGTAATCTTTTCGCAGCCAAGGTAAGTGCGCTTGAGGTTGCGCTTTACCCAATCAGGTGTGGCGTCGATACGACCAGACTTGATGAGGTATTCGCTGATCTCGCCAAACCACATATGGACCAGGCTGTTCTGTGAAAGGCTACGTTTTTCTTTCCACGGCCTGAGGATTAGCCGGTAGCAGTCGCCAGATTCGAGCAATGGGAGTAACTGTTGCCCCACGGCGAGGAAGTTCGATTTGTGCAACCGAACCCCATTTTTCGAGATGTCGGCCATATAGTTTAATTAGTTTATTTTTAAGTTTTACTTGATTTCCCTGGTGCTTAATTTACTTAACGATGAGGGTAAGCCCAGGAGTGGTCAATGCCCATTGATGATAAGATTCCGGTAATAGCTAAGTAAGCCAATACCAGCGCGAAAATGACAATTGCTGTAATTTCAAGTGATTTCAGAAAATGATGCTTAGCCATAAATATCCCTCTTCAGTTTGTGTGTATTGAGCGTACCTTCAGAAAATAAGATGTTACCGGTAAAGTGCAAGTCAAATTCACACCTTGAAACGTAAAGCAGAACTTATTGATTTTTTGCGTTGCGAATATACCCCCTCCACTTTGAGGGCTATCAACGCCGTACGATCGGTTTTAGGTGACCCTGCTCATGATTTACCTCGCTTCAGGGTGGCACGCAGCATCGCAACGCCTTCCTGCGCTTTCTCGGTGGTTGATGGGATGGAGAGCTTTAACAGCTGCTTACACGGCTCGGGTATTTCTTCTCCAGCTTCGATGCGCTGTGACATCTTGCGCAGCTCAGAGCGGCATTTCACGCGCAGCTCGGGTTCACTCAGATTGTTAGCGCGCATCATGCTGTACAGGCCGGTGACCATCCAGTATTCGGCGTTGCTGCCCCACGGATAGTCTTCTGCTGTAACGTAACCGCCACGTTTGGCGCAGTAGGTCATCACCAGGGAATACAGTGAATCTTCGTCTGGCAGGCCAGCGGCGCTGAATGATGACTGCTTGCACCAGGTGATGAACTGGCCGGGCGATGGCAGGAACGGTGATCCGCTGGCGCGCGCCTGCCGCATTCCGGCCGCCAGCTGTGTTTTGCTGGTAATGCCGTTCTCGGCGAAGGCCGCAATCCATTGACGCTTTGCCGCTGCTTCATCATTAGGCGTACGCCAGGCGGTGCTTACTGATGCCGGGAAAACCTGCTTCAGGCCGTCAAAAAACTCGTTCATCATTTTTTCGACTTCAAGGTGAAGACGGCGATCGGCAGGCTGCGGTGCATCTCCGGCCATACGGGCGAGCGCATTGCTGTCGCGGCTGTTGATGGCTGCTACGAGTTGTCTCATATGAAATTCTCCCAGGCTTCTTCACTGTTCCAGTGGGCAGCTGGTTGGTGATCCGCCGATACAGGTCGGTTTCGATTAGGCTGATTCATCTGTGCTTTAAGCGTGTCCCACTTCTGCCGAAGTTTTGCAGGGCTCAAGACATTGGTCTGCCAGAAGGCGTCAGCATTGGCCCATTTGAATACTTCACAGATTTCCAGATGCGTGCATTTCAGCGCGTTGCGCGCCAGGCGGATATCGTTCGCCCATGCCGGCCAGTTAGGTTGCTGGGTAGTGGGCGACACATTGCGAACTTTAGAAAATATCCATTCGGCTGCTTTGAGATCGTCAGCTGTACCCCATTTGTCCCCTTTCGGAGTTTGGATGGCTGCATCAGGTCGGATAGCCGGAATATTTTCAGAGGGTGGGTCAGAGGATTCGCCAGAATTCTCGGACGAATAATTAATGTCTTTCTTGTCTTTAGAATAATGTCTTTTGTGTGTCTCCGGGTTAGAGACAGGTAAAGTCTCTAGGTTAGAGACAGTTTTTGTCTCTGGATTAGAGACTAAATTGCTAACTTGGAGACACTTGCTGAAATGCCACGCTGAAACCTCTTTGTTAACGCCGATTAACCCCCCATCCATTAACAGGCAATTCATTGAAAGCAGTTCTTTTTTTGCCTTATTGACGTTCTGCCTTGATAGCCCGGTGAGTTGAGCAATCTGCTCGTCAGCAATGCGATCTGTTTTCTTGTTGAAACCGTAAGTCTTGCGGACATAAGCCAACATCAGTTTCAACTGACGCGCTGTTAAATCGGCGCTTGCGATAGCCTCCAGTAGCTCGTTAGCGATTCTGGTAAACCCATTATCGGTATCGACCACACGGCGCTCCAAGACCTGCAAATCAGGCCTGATTGGTGAAACATTGTCATGGGCAAGATTACTCATAAAGTGACCCGCCACTGTTTACATATCCAGTTAGTCCTGGCATAATTTTCTCCAGTTATTTGTGTTCGCAAATTGCTACTAGGCTTCGAGCGTTCCAGCGCAAGAAGCCTTTTCTTTTCCCATCGCAGCAGCTACCGCTTGTCGGGCAACCTCTGCAATCAGGCTCGTTTCCCATACCTTCTCCAGCAGCACGAAAACCGTTGCCATATCGCGCAGGTTTAAGCGGCTTACTTTCGATTCATGCCATCCAGCTTCATCAGCCAAAACACGCTGGCCTTTGTGTGTCAGGCGAGATCGGAGTTCTGTTTCCACTTCATTGATTAACTTGCTGTTTCTTGCACTGTCCATATTCGATAATTCCTTTTAGAAGTTGATAGACGTGACAAAGCCGAAGCAAATGCCACGTTTGATGTGTTTGTTTCATTGGATTCGCTTTTCAGCGACGTAGGACAGGTTGTCCGTTTTTAGAGAGCGGAAAATGCTTAAGCTGCTGATGCACGCTGCGGTGCGAACACCAAATTTTCTTTGTTAACCGGTACATAACCGGAGAAGTGCTTACTGGCTTCCTCGATTGCGGATGCTTTGCCTGGTGATGCGCGGCGGAATCCATATGCAATCTGGTCAAGGTAGCCAACAGACGTTTTAGCCAGAGCTGCAAGGCGAACCCAATCATCATTGGTTGCCTCTTTGCGCCAGCGGAGTAATTCGTTACCCATCGGTGCCTCCTTAATTAACGAAATCAGTTTAGCTTTATGATAAATTACAATCAAGCTCAGTTTAGCATTTTGCATATTTATCGAATTGCTAAATGGTGTGAGAATCAATGAATGGAAAATAAAGACATTCGCAAAGCAAATCTGGAGCAAATGCTCAAAAAGCATTTGGCGTCCAGCGGTAACACTAAGGCCAGCTTTGCTGACCTTTTGGGAATTAGCGCGTCCCAATTCAGCCAGTTATTGGGCGAAAAAAGCGTAAGGAATGTCGGTGATAAGATGGCGCGCAAGATAGAGGCGTCTCTAGGTTTGGCTAATGGCTGGCTGGACTCACTGCATTCTCCTGCAACTATTGATGCCAATGTTGCCAATCCGGTTCCCTACTCTCGCGGCGTCCGATATCCCGTTCTTAGCAAAGTTCAGGCCGGTGCGTGGGCAGAGGCGTGTGAGCCCTACTCACTGAAAGACATCGACCTGTGGCTTGAATCTGACGCTCATTTGCAAGGCGATGCGTTCTGGCTTGAGGTCGAAGGCGATTCTATGACAGCGCCGATGGGGTTGAGCATTCCTGAAGGCACGTTCGTACTGTTCGATACCGGACGCGAAGCTGCGAATGGTAATCTCGTAATCGCCAAACTGGTGGATGATAACGAAGCTACGTTCAAAAAGCTGGTGATTGATGGCAATCAGAAGTACCTGAAAGGATTAAACCCACAGTGGCCTATGACTCCTATAAACGGTAACTGCAAGATCATTGGCGTAGCGATTGAGACTAAGTTGCGGTTGGTGTAAGACTCGTTGATCCGAAACACCGCTTGTTGGGAGTGTAAATGCCAGATGAGTATGTGCGGACAGTAATAATTATCGTCATTAGCATCATAGCTTTATTCTGGCTGATGAGGCCGTAGTTGTAGTTAACGTAACGAGGCTAGATTTTAAGTGAAAATTGGATATCTGTTTCCAGTAGCGATCATTGTTGCTGGTATAGCACTCCTGGTATGGTTCATCGCAAGTGGAGCTTATGCACCAGGCGGCTAATCGCAGGAAGATAGGTATGATAATTAAGGAGAATCATTTTGGATGATGCAGATCTGGCACAAGAGCGCGAAGAAGCCCATCTGGCAGCGTCAATGTCAGCACGTAAGCCGAGGCTAGTTAGCCGCAACGGTAAATGCATTTGGTGCGAGGATGAAGAAGTCATAGCTGATACTGCCTTCTGCTCGGCTGAATGTGACGAGGACTATCACAAGCACCAGCGCGAGATGAAGCAACGTATAACTGGTGAGTAGTGGCCGAAAGAGATGTTTGGTTAAAGATTTTGCGGCATTTGACGATGAACATATCTAATAGACCTAAAATTTGTTCAGCCTTCTTGCGACCTATGAAGTTTATCTTATTGTGTCGGTGATACGTAACTGTTTGTTTATTAAAAGTATATAGATTTGCTAGCCGTTAAATTTTACTTTATCATCTTGCAACTGGAATTTAGTTGCTAATATGTTTTCAAGGATATCTCTGATGTCAAAGAAGGATAAGCTTCGAAAGCGACTAGATACCTTACCAAAGGATTTCACGTGGGATGAGCTAGTTACACTCATGGGGCATTATGGATTTGGGCTCCTTAATGGCTCAGGGTCCAGGCGTAAATTTGTAAACGCTGAACAGCGTTTAGTTAGTTTGCACTGCCCGCATCCAGGAAATATCGTGAAAACATATGCCTTAGAACAGGCAAAAGCTTTATTAGATGAGTTGGACGGCTATGAATAAATTATTCAATTATAAGGGCTTTTTCGGTAGCATTGATTTTTCCATGGAAGAGTTGAGCATGTGTGGAAAGATTGAATGCATCAACGATTTAGTTACTTATGAGGCTAAAGATCTAGCGAGTTTGAAAGCTGAGTTTGAGGCTGCAGTTGATGACTATCTTGAAACATGCGCTGCGATTGGAAAAGAACCAGACAAAACCATGAGCGGAACCTTCAATGTTCGTATTGGTGAGGAGCTTCATAAGCAGGCATACCTAATGGCTAAATCCAAGGGAATGAATCTCAACGAATTCATAAAGGATTCAGTCAAAGAGAAGTTACAAAGTAAAAATGAATATCATTTTCACTTTGATAAAAAGCCTGAAGAAAAAACAATCGCTTTGTCTTTTGGGTCTCAATTTCGAGCCGGCACAAAGTGGAGCGCTGTAACTCACATTACTCATGACCGTGCATGGGATGGACAGCATGATGCTTAAGAATATTGGTTTTGATGGATTTTCAGTCAAAACATCAAGCTTTAATGTCAATGATATAACTGAACAAGGCACATTCAATGTTTCCTTTTCAGAGATTCATGTTGGAATAGTAGAAGCCGACAAAGAAGGTCCACAACAGGTAATCATGACATTTGATGTAACTATGATTGGTCATGCTGAAGGGGTAGATGCAGGCGATCCCAACATTAAACCGGCTTTCGACGCAAAGTTCGTTATTGAAACTGTATTTGTCGATTTAAATGAACGGCCGATGTCTGAAGAAGATATACATGAAAATTTCTGGTTTTTTGAGAATTTCAATCAGATAGCAACTAAAATAGCCTCGGATAATATTTTTAAAAATAGCGATATTAGTCATATGCCGATTCCCTGGACTGGGAAGAACGCAGTGCTCGCCGATTGAGGCCAACTAACTGATGCAAACGATAAGACCCGGCCACCGCGCCGGGTTTTTCATGCCACCGGCAACCAACCCGTCCTGACCAGTTCCGCAGCATCCCTGTAGACCCCCTTCCCGATCACGTTCGTTTCCCGCCGTCGCATCTCCTCCAGTTTCTCCGATAGCGTGTATTCAGTTATTAGCTCATCACTGAATTTTAGTTCCAGCACCGCCGAGCCGATTGCGGTGGCGATCATCACTGCACGTTCTTGTTCAAGTTCCATACGTCACCCGCTCAATTTTCACCCAAATCAGCGTATCACAACTGCGACTTTGCGGGCTTTTTAGTGCCTGCTCATCCACATCGTGCTCATTAGAGAGCAAAAGATGATCAGTTGTATCTAATTCATATAATGCGCGTATGCTCATCGCATCAGCATAGGCTGATTGTAGAATTTCCCTTTGCAAGAATTTCATGCCTGTGTAACGCAGGCTTTTTTATAGAAGCTGGTTAACGCTTCGCTTTATTTTCGAGTTCGCCTCGTATTACCTTAGCTGGTAACTACACTCCAGTCGTAATCGAACAAGTCTGGTGCTCCTACCACCAGGCGAGTGAGAAGAAGCCCGCCATCGTGCGGGCTTTTTTTCGTCCGTAAAAATAAAACCCCTTCTAAATCATTCTGCTAAACTCGCTTCAAAATTTATTTATCATTTTGCTATTGCCATTAATTTAGCATAACGCTAAATTACAACTCATCAGCAGGACGCTGGCTAACAACGAAACGGATAACATGCTCTTTTAACAACGGTGACGGATCACCTACGTGGCTGAAAAGCCAACTAATACCAAAGCGTGAGTTTTGGGATGGGAAAGTGCAGCCCACCGAGGCAAGCCGAAGATAAGCACCAGCGCCCATCACTAAAATTCACTCAGGAGGTATCTATGACACGCAGAACTCAATTCACTGGTTCAGCTGCTGGTCGTCGGCGGGAACGCCGTGCAGGCCTGCAGAGCGAAGCCAGCAACAGTTCAGAAGCAATGCACCGCCCTACTCCAAATCGTGTCGTGTTGCAGTGCAAACGCAGGGCGACACCGAGTGTTAATCGCGCAGTCGACACCGAGACGGATTATCACAAGCAGATTCTGGCGGGTGCCGAGGCATATGTTGAATACCGCATCAGCAGCAAATTTCAGAAGGTTAGCAACGAAGCGGGTCGTCAGATTCATGCGGTGCAGAAAATGCGAGGCAAGTCGATCCCACTGATATGAGGTGAGTAAAGTTGAATGGTCTGAACTGCCAACACATTGCGCTGGCATTTAAAATGTTCAGTTCTCAGGAAGAGTTTTATCAGAAGCTTCACTTACTCCGGTAATATCATTAAGACCGTCATGATTAATTTCTTCCTCAGCACCATCAACCGCTCTGGAGATGCTCAACAGATTTTGAAGCTCGCTTAACAATATTGCAGCGTCTGATTTCAACACCTCATCAGACTCAACTGAATCAATAACTGTGTTGATAGCTTTATTTGCTCCTTCAATCATTTCGTTAACTCCACCCTGCTTACCTACTGCTAAAACAAGCGCACTTATAAGTAGGGATTGAGCTTCCACACGGGCTGTTAACTGTTTCATTTCAGCATCAATGTTGGAAATTTTGGCAAGCATGCTTAAAACAACATTTTTCATGAATATGGCCCCCATAAAACTCGTATATTAACTTCAGAGCGGAGCGCTGGAAACTTCATAATTCCTAATTTGTTCACTCGTTGAACCAAAGAAGAAGACCAGTCGACCCTTGGGGCGGTCTTTTAAAGCTCTCCAAGGGGTTTAGCTTCAACAAGAATCAGCGGACATTTCCTCACTTTACAAGCCTGGGAATAGGCCAGCTCACAAACATCACAAATGCTTCTTACTTCAGACTGATACTCGTACTCCATGTAATAACGGAAGTTGCCACCATTCGTATCTGTTCGCCAGAAACGGAGGGGTTCCAGTACTTCATCAAGCTGCCTGAAAGTCAGGCCTGTGGGGTTATGAAAACCCACTCTTACGCGATATGTAGTCATGATTTGATAATCCCTAACCCTCTGATTCGTTACAACCCGGTAATTAATCTCGCTGTGATAGGGATTTCCTAAATACACCCGCCTCTGTGCGGGTATTTTTTTGCCCGCAGGAGAAGGATATGAGTGAAATAATGGAATTAACCGTTCTGGAAATTAAGCCAGAACAGGCACCGGCGCTGTATGTGCCAAATGGCCTTGATGCCTATCTCGACCAGATTCGTGAGTTAGCTACTGAGGTTCCTGATGTAACCACTAGAGCAGGCCGTGAACGGATTGGCTCACTGGCGCGCATGGTTGGTTCCAGCAAGAAGGCGATTGAGGAGCCTGGACGCAATTACCTCAAAATCCTGAAGGAAGCAGTTAAGCCAGCGGAAGAAGAGCTGCGCAGATTCACTAAAGAATGCGATTCGATTCGCGACAAGATTCTGGCGCCACGCGAAGAGTGGCAGCAAGCCGAACAGGCAAAGAAAGATGCGTTACAGCAGCGACTGGCAGGATTGCGGGCGTTGGCAGACGTTATTGATGATGCTGGTAACTATCTGCCGTCAACGGACATTCAGGCGCGAATCAGTGAAGCCAAAGCGGTGGCGTTGGACGACACCTGGCAGGAAATCGCCACAGAAGCAGGTGTGGCGAAGGATGCCACGTTGCAGAAACTGGAAGCCGCGGCGATCGTAGCCAAACAGCGTGAAGATCAGGCTGCCGAGCTTGAGCGCCTCCGCAAAGAAGCGGAAGAGAAAGCACGACGCGATCACGAAGAGAAGTTGAAGCAGGAAGCCGCCGAATCTGCCCGCCGTGAAGCCGAACAGAAAGCGCAGGTTGAGCGCGAGGAAGCAGCGCGCCGCGAAGCAGAGTTGAAGGCCAAAGCAGAACAGGCAGAACGTGACCGTATCGCGGCACAGGAGCGCGCTGAGCGTGAAGCCAGAGAAGCGCAGGACCGCACTGCAAAACTGGCGCAGGAAGCGCGCCAACAGGCTGAGCGTGAAAAGCAGGCAGCAATCGCTGAGGAACAACGCAAAGCCAAAGCAGCGGAAGATGAACGCCTGGCTGAAGAAAAGCGTGTAGCCGACGAAGCTGCCAAGCGCGCCGCAAATGAACTCCACCGCAAAGCAATTGGTACCGCCGTTGTGAATGCGCTTATTGCCAACGCTAGCCTGTCCCGTGAAGACGCGATCACCACTCTGGTGGCGCTTAAAGACGGCCTGATTCCCCACACCACCATCAATTACTGATCACCCCGCTTAACTAACAACAGGAGTTACCCATGCAATTTGCAACTGCTGGGGCTGCCCACATGGGTAGCTCCCCAATAAACACGCCTGTAACCAACCAGTTCACTTTCAAATTATCCGGTGCGGACGTTATGCACTGGCAGCCCAAAAGCCGCTTACAGCAACTCTGGGAGCGTTTGGTAGAGGTCATTACTCAGGATGGCGCCCCGTGACAGAGCAGCAGAAAGCAGAGCAATACCGGAAACAACAGGAAACGTGGGATCGGCAGCGCTCTGAGCTGCTTAAGCGTTTCAATGGCTTCACGTTCATCAACGAGTTTTTGCAGCGCCTGATCATGGGAGAACGCAAATGAAATTTCGCCTGCACGACAAAGACGGGAAAGAGGTTCAGGCCATTGCCGACAGCCTGCCTGATGATGAGCTGCAAAACATCGCAGCCCGCGTTGACAGCATTCTGGATCAGCGGCACATGAGCCCAATTGTGGCGCCAGCCTGTATTTACCTGCTTCGCCATTTCGATCACGAAGCCATGGGCATGTTCGACATGGATGATGAACTGGAGATGGCCGCCGACGCATTCATGCGCGACATGATGATCACCGCTGCGAAGCGCGAACGAGCGATTGAAATCTGGAAGCACAAACACAGTTACGATGAGGTTGCATGATGGAGCCTGGCATTTATTTCGACATTAGCAATGAGGCGTATCACCACGGCGCCGGCATCAGTAAATCACAGCTGGATGACATTTCGATCAACCCAGCCATATTCCAGTGGCGCAAAGAGGCACCTGAAGATGAAGAGAAAAAAGCGGCGCTCGATATGGGCACCGCGCTTCACTGCCTGCTGCTGGAACCGGAAGAGTTCGACAAGCGATTCATCGTTGCGCCGGAGTTCAACCGCCGCACCAACGAAGGTAAAGCGAACGAGCAGGCGTTTCTAAAGGACTGCTCAGGGCTGGGTATGACGGTGATGGATGCCGAACAGGGGCGAAAACTGAAACTGATGCGCTCCAGCGCCCTCGCCCATCCCGCCGCACGCTGGCTGCTCGAAGCCGAAGGGCATCAGGAAGCATCGATTTACTGGAACGATGAACAAACTGGCGAGCTATGCCGTATCCGCCCGGATAAATTCCTGACCGGCCAGCCAGTAATCGTGGACGTGAAGAAAGTGGCAGACATGAGCCGCTTTGCGCGCCACGTCGAAGAATTTCGCTATCACGTTCAGGACGCCTATTACCGCGAAGGCTACAGCAAGCACTTTGGCGAATACCCGCTTTTCGTTTTTATCGCCGTCAGCGAGTCGATTGATTGCGGACGGTACCCGGTGCGGGTGTTCCAACTGGGCGAGGATGACGTGGATGTTGGTTATCAACTATTCCGCCGCGACCTTGATACCTATCACGAATGCCGCGTTAGCGAGAACTGGGGCGGCATTGAAGAAATCAGACGCCCGGCATGGGCAAGGAAGAAAACGGATGAATGACTTTACCGAGCTACACCTCGACGAAGAGAAACCAGTAACCAACTCCAATGTGGCGATCTTCAACCCTAAAAATCTGGCAGCGATTCAGCAATTCGCGCAGGTTATGGCAAGCGGCGTATCCACTATCCCACGCCACTTGCAGGGCAATGTCGCAGACTGCATGGCCATCACGATGCAGGCAGCACAGTGGCGCATGAATCCATTCGCTGTTGCTCAGAAAACGCATACGGTAAATGGCGTTCTGGGCTACGAGGCGCAGCTAGTAAACGCCGTCATCACCACGCGTGGACCAATGCAGGATCGCATCAATTACGACTGGTTTGGCCCCTGGGAAAAGGTTATCGGCAAGTTTGATATCCGCAAAAACGATAAAGGCCAGGAGTACCGCACTCCCAGATGGAAGCTAATCGATGAAGAAGGGATTGGCGTTCGAGTCTGGGCAACGCTGAAGGGGGAGGATCAGCCGCGAGAATTGGTGCTTCTTCTGGCTCAGGCTCGAACGCGTAACTCAACGCTTTGGGCAGACGACCCGCGACAGCAACTGGCTTATCTTGCGGTTAAGCGCTGGGCTCGACTCTACTGCCCTGAAGTCATTCTTGGTGTGTATACGCCAGACGAATTCGATCAGCCGCAGCGCGTAGAGCGCGATGTCACCCCGCCGCGCAGCCGCAGCCAGCTGAACAATCTGATCAACAACAAGCCAGAACCGCAGGAGTCCGAGCGCGAAATTAACCCGGCGACTAACACCAGTGCATCAACGCGCACGCCGGACCAACTGCTTGCCGATTTCACCGAAGAGGCTGGAAAGGCTGAGTCAATTGACCACCTGGACAAGTGCTACAAATACGCTTCCAAGCTTCTGGCCCAGCAAAACGAGTTACTTGATCAGGCGACTAACACATACCTCAATCACAAATCGCGACTGGAAGAAGCAGGGGCTTAATCATGCAAAGCCGCAGCCAAAGGCACCGGGGCAATCAAATGACTTTCGGGCAAAGCCTTTTCGGCAGCGCTTGCCCCTGCGTCAGAGATTAACTAACCGAGACTGCTCTGTGGCCTGTTAGCGAGTAAGGGTAAGAAATGAGAGGAATTAAGCATCCCGTTATACGTTACCACGGCGGAAAATTCCGCCTGGCGTCATGGATCATTAGCCATTTTCCAGAGCACCGATGCTACGTAGAGCCATTTGGAGGGGCAGCCTCGGTTCTTCTTCGAAAGGAGCCAAGCGAGGCAGAGGTTTATAATGACCTTGATGGTGAGGTGGTGAATTTATTCCGGGTTTTACGTGACGAAGTGGCCGGCAACAGATTAATAGAGCATTGCGCGCTCACACCTTACTCCAGGGAAGAGTTTTATGATGCGTATGAACCAACGGATGATCCTGTTGAAAGAGCCAGAAGAACAGTTGTTCGAGCAGCGATGGGCTTTGGTAGCGCCGGGGCGACTAAAGGTAAAACTGGATTTAGATTAGACACTAAGCGAAACAGTGCCACAGCGCAGGCAATCTTCGCTCGTCAGCCTGATAATCTTGCTGCTGTATCAAGTCGTTTCGCTGGCGTTTTAGTTGAGAACCGTGACGCAATTCAATGCATGCTCGATCACGACAGCCCAACCACATTGCATTTTGTTGATCCCCCTTACGTTCATGACACCAGAATCAATGTAGCCAAGAACAGTGCTTACAGATTTGAAATGACGAATGAAGAACACGCGCTTCTTCTATCTAGCCTTAAGCAATTAACAGGAATGGTCATTCTTTGCGGCTATAACACAGATTTCTACAACAATGCTTTGCCGGGATGGACTAGGGCGTCGCGCACCACAACTGCTAACGGTCAATCTGGTTCAGTGGCCAGAACTGAATGCATGTGGTTGAGCCCAAATATTAACATGCAAATCAGTGCAATCTAGCGAGCCCACCGACAGCACCCTTGAGAGATCACAGCTTAAGCGGTAAAACATTGTGACTAACAATGGAGGCTTAAATGTATAAATATCTCATCATTTATCCAGAACAATACGAGGTTTACCAGTCAGCCGAAATTTTCAGTCATAAGCAAAGAATTGACATAAATGGGTCGACGTTCATCTCAGAGCTTTATCACTTCGACCGAGATGGGCCATATGGAATTTTAATAAAACAGTTCAATCCTGTTGGCCACTCAAGGATAAGAGAAGCGATAAAACAGGCAAATATCCCTACACTTCCACAAGTGTAATGGTTGGCCTATGACACGCAACATTGCAACGCGCAGCAGAGAAGAAAGCTTCGCAGTCCCCGCGCGGCAGCGATCCGGTTTATCAGAAGGAGGAAGGTAAGTGAATCCATGGGGTCCAATAATTGCCGCAATGATTGCTGGTTTTATAGCTTTCATAGGTATGATAATTACAAAAGAAAATAAGGTTTCTGAGTTCAGGCAGGCGTGGATAAATGAATTCAGAGAGGAGATTTCTTTTTTAATAGAATCTTATAAGAAATGGGTATATAACGACAAGAATTATGAAACTCACTTGTCAATAAGTAGAATGTATCTTGCAGACCCAGAATCAGCTAAAAATCATAGAGAGCAATCCAAAGTTTATGAGATAGCAATATCTGAAGCTAGGAATGAGATTGAGCGATATACAGGGAGAATAAAACTTCGTTTAAACTCAGACATTAACAGAAGGAGGGTCGCAGAGAAAGAACTTGACTCATTAATCGACAACTTACTGAAAACAAAAGATATTAAATCAGCCGAAATATTGTCCGATAAAATCTATCTCAACTCTTCTTTAATTTTAAGCACGGAGTGGAAGGTGGTCAAAAAAGGAGAGGAATCATATATCAAGTCAAAAAAATTCCTTCACTATGTAGCTATCTTTGTTAGTGCCATCGTTTTAATCAGCTTTTGCTTCCATCTCGAGGACGCAATGAAATGGTTAATGAACTCCCCTCCACCATTGTTAATTGATTAATCACGAATACTAAACCTGCCTTGGCAGGTTTTTTTACGCCCAAATTCTGGAGTACCAGCATGACCAACCCATATGTTGCGGCGCTGGAAGCGCTGCGCGCACAACCAACCCATAAGCTTAAGCAGGTTGGCGACCAGTGGCGCACCCCTGATCAAATCTGGTGGGGCATCAACTCACTTTACGGCCCTTTCGTTCTCGACCTGTTTGCGGATCTCGAAAACCATAAGTGCGAGGCGTATTACACCGCAGAGGATAACGCGCTGACTCAGGACTGGTCGGCCCGCCTGGCTGAACTGAAAGGCGCAGCGTATGCGAACCCACCTTATAGCCGAGCCAGCGAGCACGATGGACAGTACATCACCGGCATGCGCCACATCATCGCCCACACAATGGCGATGCGCGAGCTGGGCGGGCGGTATGTGTATTTCATCAAAGCTGCAACCGCCGAGACATGGTGGCCGGAAGAAGCGGATCACATCGCCTTTGTGCGCGGACGAATCAGTTTCGACCTGCCCGCCTGGTACCGGCCAGAAGACGGACAGCCTTCAGAGTCATCAGCCGGGTTCGGCGCGGCGATAGCTGTGTTCGATAAGGCATGGCGCGGACCAAAATTCGATTATGTCAGCCGTGACCATCTCGAGGCGCGCGGCGCAGCATTCATGGCGCAGATTGAGAAAGTTGCAATTCGCCTTAGTCATTCAACTTTACCAGTTGATATCCCCATCACAGCTAACGATATATGGTCAGCGGAGGTCAAGTTGCTATCCAACCAGGTGGAAAGCATCGAGTTATTGCCTGCTGATCACCAGCGCAAAATAAAGCATCACATCAACCGCATGGTACTGGAGCGTCAGCCAACAGGCGTGATCATTGCCGCCGCGCAGTCGCTCGCAACAACTTTTGGAGAGCATGCTCAGTGAGAGAAATCATCGTTGATAACTTCGCCGGCGGCGGCGGAGCCAGTACAGGGATCGAAATGGCTACCGGCCGCAGCGTGGACATCGCCATCAACCACGACCCGAACGCGATCGCCATGCACACCACCAATCACCCGGACACGTTGCATTACTGCGAATCGGTGTTTGATATTGACCCAGTGGCTGCGACCGCTGGCGCGCCGGTTGGGCTGGCCTGGTTCTCACCGGATTGCCGCCACTTCAGTAAGGCCAAGGGCAGCAAGCCAGTGAAGAAGGAGATTCGCGGCCTGGCATGGATTGTCATTCGCTGGGCACTTGCGAAGCGCCCGCGCGTTGTGATGCTGGAAAACGTGGAAGAGTTCAAAACGTGGGGGCCGCTGCTGGACAGCGAAGATCGTCCGAATCCGGCGCGTGCTGGAGAAACCTTCGCGGCATTCGTTGGGATGCTGAGCACTGGCGTTCCGGCGGATCACCCGGCGCTGGATGAGGTTTGCGACTTCCTACAGATTGCACGCCATAGCGCAGACGCCCGCCGCCTTGTCGCCGGATTGGGCTATGCGGTCGAATACCGCGAGCTGCGCGCCTGTGACTTTGGCGCGCCAACTATCCGCAAACGCTTCTTTATGGTGATGCGCTGCGACGGCCAGTCAGTGACGTGGCCACAGCCATCGCACGGGGATCCGAAAAGCTTAGCTGTTCAGTCAGGACACCTGAAGGCATGGCGAACCGCAGCTGAATGCATCGACTGGTCAATTCCCTGCCCCAGCATTTTTGGACGCAGCAAGCCGCTGGCCGAAAATACGATGAAGCGCATCGCGCGCGGCATTCAGCGCTTCGTAATCGACAACCCAACGCCATTCATCGTGAAGTGCAATCACACCACCAGCAAAGGCGGTTATGACTGTTTCCGGGGCCAGTCACTGGATGACCCACTTCAGACGATTACCCGCAAGCATGGGTACGCCGTGGTCGCGCCGATTTTTGCTGGTACCGGCGGATCAACATTCCAAATGAAGCCGCGCCCGGTTGATAAGCCTTTTTTTACGCTGCTGACTCAGAACCGCACCAACGTTGTCTGCCCTATGCTTGCGCCGGTCATATCCCGCCAGTTCGGTTACAGTGTTGGTCACCCGGTTGATGAACCTGCGGGAACGGTCACAGCTGGCGGCGGCGGGCATAGCGCGTTAGTCGTGCCCACAATGATTCAGATGGGGTATGGTGAACGCCCCGGACAAGCGCCGCGCGTTCTCGATATAGACAAGCCAGTAGGAACCGTTACCGCCGGGGGCAATAAGTTTGCCCTCGCGACCGCTTTCCTCGCCAAACACTTCGGTGGCAACTATATCGGCCCCGGCGCCGCGTTGGATGGGCCAGCGCATACGGTGACCACCACCGATCATCATGCGCTGGTTACGTCTAACCTGATTAAGTTTCGCGGTAACAACACCGGCCAACCTACCGACACGCCGCTGCACACCATCACCGCCAGCGGCACCCACCTGGGCGAAGTGCGCGCCTTCCTGATGAAGTACTACGGCAACGAGAAAGGCGGCGTTGGCCTGACTGAGCCCCTTGGCACCGTCACTACTAATGACCGTTTCGGTCTGGTCACGGTTGACGGCACGGATTACCAGATAGTCGATATCGGTATGCGCATGCTGCAGCCTCATGAACTCTACGCGGCGCAGGGCTTCCCTTCCTGGTACGTCATTGATCAGGACTTTCGCGGCACGAAATACGCGAAGGACAAACAGGTTGCCCGATGCGGCAATGCAGTACCGCCGCCTTTCGCTGAAGCGTTGGTGCGCGCCAATCTTCCAGAGATGTGCTCACCGCTAGCAAGAGAGAAAATAGCATGATGTCGACACAAGCTGAAAACGCGATCCGGGCGGTAGCGCGCAAGTGCCGGTCAGATATATTGGCCGCGCTTAAAGGTAAGCCGCGCTCGGAACGCGACCGCATCATTACCGCCATTCTCGATCGTCACGCCAAAACTAGTGATTGCCTGCCGCCAAATACGTTCAGGCCTAAAGCCTGGCTGATCCACTATGTGCGGCGAATTGACAAAGAAATGCGGACGGCAAAATGACTGCCACATGCGATGAAGTCGACACGGGCTGGGTTATCACAAACCTGGCCCTTTTTATTGCCCTGCTGCTGGCGTGGCTTTGGCCGCCTAAACAATAAATTTTGAAATGCAGCCACATTCCACCCGCTACCCATTTGTAGCCATTTACCAACATCCGGAGAGCCAATGGAAAACCTTATTCAACTGACACCCAATAAATGGGTGTCCGAGTCCGTTCTCACCACAGTAACCGGCATGACCAAACACATGATCCAGCACGCACGCCGCTCAACATGGATGGAGGGCCGGGAATATAAGCATGTCTCGCCTGACCTGGCACCTAAAGAAAACAGCACCATTATGTACTGCCTGCCAGAAATAAATCACTGGATTGAGAAGCAGCGCCCGGCGATCCGCAGGAAGATTTCTGCTTAAATGTCAGCTCCATCAACAACCGGGGAAAGCGAATGGCAAGTTATCCAACCGGCGTAGAGAACCACGGAGGGTCTCTGCGTATCTGGTTCATATACCAGGGTAAGAGAGTAAGGGAGAGTCTTGGCGTGCCGGATACACCCAAGAACAGGAAGATGGCCGGGGAGTTACGCACCTCAGTGTGTTATGCGATCAAGACGGGGAACTTTGATTACAGCAAACAGTTCCCTAATTCGGCAAATGTGGAAAAGTTTGGAGGTAAGAGACAACCCGTGACATTGTCACTGCTAGCTCATAAGTGGATGTCGCTGAAGGAACTTGAATTGACTAAAACGGCGCGCATCCACTACCACTCATATATCAGATCGGTGTTTGAGGTTCTTGATGAGCAAAGGTATGCGAACAGCATTACACAGGAAGATATGCTTCAGGCGAGAAAGATGCTTTTGAATGGGTTTCAGCGACCCAGGGGAAGAGACCACCGGCCATTGGAGGGAAGAAAGGCAACAACAGTGAATGGATATATCGCCTGCATGAAGGGTATGTTCTCGTTTGCAGTGCGGAATGGTTACATGAGTCAAAACCCGCTTGATGGGGTCTCACCACTTAAGAAAGAAAAGCCAAATCCTGATCCGCTCACACGTGAAGAATATGAGCGCGTATTAGACATGTGCCCTTCTGACCAGATGCTGAACATGATTATCTTTGCCGTGAATACCGGTATGCGACACGGTGAGATATATGCTTTAGCCTGGGAAGATATCGACACTGTGAACTGGACGGCCAAGATAGTGCGCGGCGAGGCCCTTGCCAATCACTTCACGCCACCAAAGACAGAATCGGGTATCAGGACAGTTCAGCTGTCAGTTCCCGCTATTGAAGCCCTGAAGCGACAGATGCCTTTAACCAGAATGGGGAAGCAGAACGAAATCAAGGTACATCTAAGGCAGAATGGTGAAACGCGCATTGACCTGTGCACGTTCATATTTGCGCCGCACCTTACCGCAACGAATGGAAGGTCAGAGGATTACTACACGAACGGTTCACTTGGTGCAGCATGGCGAACAATTCTGCGCCGGGCTGGAGTCCGACACCGCAAAGCCTACGAAACGCGCCACACGTTTGCATGCTGGGCATTGAGTGCCGGAGTAAACCCGAACTTTGTAGCTAACCAGATGGGCCACTCTTCTGCACAGATGCTTTACACCGTCTATGGCAAATGGATGACGGAGAACAACCTGGATCAGATGGCGGTATTGAACGCTGAATTTTCAAGAAATGCCCCACAGATGCCCCACAGTAAAACCGCCTGAACGTAACCTTCTGTTTTATAAATTCCTTTCTCCTACAGTAATTATTCATCTGGATGGCTAAGTTAGGTTCATTTGCCTTCAGCTATCTGCCGGTGATGTTCGCGATTGCGATTCCACTGGGCATGGCGCGAGAGAACAAAGGCGTCGCCGCTTTTGCCGGTTTTGTTGGCTACGCAGTGCTGAACCTGAGTGTCAATTTCTGGCTCAACATTAATGGCATTCTTCCCACCACCGATGCGGCGGTGCTGAAAGCGAATAACGTACAAAACATCCTCGGCATTCAATCCATCGACACCGGTATTCTCGGTGCGGTGATCGTTGGCGTGGTGGTGTTCTGGCTGCATGAACGCTTCCACAACATTCGTCTGCCGGATGCGCTGGCCTTCTTTGGTGGCACGCGCTTTGTGCCAATTGTGACCACCGTGGTAATGGGCCTGCTGGGCTTAGTCGTCCCATTGATCTGGCCGTTCTTTGCGCGGGCGATTACCGGTTTAGGTTGGATGATCAACAGTGCCGGTGAATTTGGCCCGATGATCTTTGGTACCGGTGAGCGCTTGCTGCTGCCGTTTGGTCTGCAACATATTCTGGTGGCGATTATTCGTTTCACCGATGCGGGCGGTACCCTCGACGTTTGCGGTAAAAGCGTCAGCGGTGCCTTGACCATCTTCCAGGCGCAGCTAGCTTGCCCTGAAACGCACGGCTTTGCCGAAAGCGCCACACGCTTCCTGTCTCAGGGCAAGATGCCGGCGTTCCTCGGTGGTCTGCCGGGGGCTGCACTGGCAATTTACCACTGTGCACGCCCTGAAAATCGTCACAAAATTAAAGGACTGCTGATTTCGGGCGTGGTGGCCTGCGTGGTCGGCGGCACCACCGAACCGATTGAATTCCTGTTCTTGTTCGTGGCGCCAGTTCTGTATTTGATTCACGCCCTGCTGACCGGTTTAGGCTTCACCGTGATGGCGATTCTTGGCGTGACCATTGGTAATACCGACGGCAACGTCATCGATTTCTTCGTGTTCGGTGTGCTGCACGGCCTTTCCACTAAATGGTATTGGGTGCCGGTGATTGCGGCAGTGTGGTTCGTGGGTTACTACGCCATCTTCCGTTTAGCGATTACCCGCTTCAATATTAAAACGCCGGGTCGCGAAGCCGAAACCAGCAGCGTGGAACAGCAGGTCAGCCGCGCGGGCGTGGGGAAATCAGGTTACAACACCCCGGCGATTCTGGCGGCATTGGGCGGCGTGGACAACATCACCTCATTGGATAACTGCCTGACGCGTCTGCGTCTCACCATTGCGGACATGAGCAAAGTGAACGATGCCGCGTTAAAAGCCAATGGCGCGATTGGTGTGGTGCATCTCAATCAAACCAGTCTGCAAGTGGTAATCGGTCCGCAGGTGCAGTCGGTGAAAGATGAAATGGCACACCTGATGAGCGCAACGGTGTCATGA